AAATGTCAAATAATGGACAAGTTAAAGTTACTAATGACAATATTAATAATTCATTAATTGCTAATGTGGGTGAATCAGTTTATCAAGCTGGAACATTTACTCCAAATCCTTCAGTACCAGATCAACCTGGATTAACTTATAATGAGTTAATGGGAGCAGGAAGTAATAGTGGTGCTGGAGCTAGCGGTGGAAAAATTATTGATTTTAGAAAAAACTCATCAGGTGTTTTCAACCCTGATTATTCAAATAGAGATCTTACCCTAGCAGGAAGAGCTAACCTAGGAGATCCTGGTAGAGATAATAAACAAGCAAAAACTTCTTTTAATTTTTCTGACAAACAATTCACAACTTTTGATAGCGCTTTAGATAAAGTTAATGCTTATCCAATTTATTCAACTAATAGCCCATCAGGTATTGGTTTAGTACAAAATGCTACATACGCAGGAAAACAAAAAGATTTATGTAAGTTTAGAATTGGTGTAATTAACAACAATGATCCAAGTTTTACTACATACCTTCATTTTAGAGCATTTATAGATGGTATGAGTGATAATTTTTCTTCTAAATGGAATGAAACAACATATATGGGTAGAGCTGAAAGTTTTTGGAATTATAGTGGATTTTCTAGAGAATTTTCATTAGATTGGACGGTTGCAGCTCAATCCAAAGCTGAGTTAACGATTATGTATAAAAAACTAAATTATTTAGCCTCAATTAATGCACCAGATTATTCAGAAAATGGTTATATGAGAGGTAATTTAATAAAATTAACAATTGGGGATTATTTATATGAACAAACAGGATTTATGAGTGGTATTTCATTTTCTCCTCCACAAGAATCACCTTGGGAAATATCTAGAGAAGATGTAGATTTATCAGTAAAACAACTTCCTTTTATAATGAAGGTAACAGGATTTAAATTTACACCAATTCACGACTTTGTTCCACAAATTCAAAAGAATACATTTGGTCCATTATTTGATGGTGTAAACCAAGAAAGTGGAGATGCACAAGCAGCAGGAACTGAAAATGGTACACCAATAGAGGAAAGTATATTAACAGGTTATGGACCTCAAAGATATATTGCTTTAGGTGATAATATAAAAGGAGGAAGATATAATTCATATGATCTTAAATATCCTAAAAAACAAAGAGCAATATCTACGGTTACTGGAGAAAAAATAAAAATAGTTGGAGGAGATCCACCAGGGGCGGATTTAATCAACACTAATATTGCTCCAAGAATATCATCTACTAAAATAGCAAGTTTAACAAACCAAAAAGCTGTTAATGATGCAAACGTAGTTATTAATGAAATTAATTCTATAGGAAGATAATATGGGTAGATACACAGAAATAGAAAATTTATATACACCAGAGGGTAAGCCTTATAAGGCAACAGTAAGATATCCTGTTGTTCCATTATCATTTAATGATATTTATGTTTATACAGACTCAGGAGATAGATATGATATTTTGGCTCAACAATATTTTGGGGATCCTAGTTTATGGTGGGTAATTTTATCAGCAAACCCACAACTCCCAAAAAATTCATACTATCCTCCTTTGGGAACACAATTAAGAATCCCATCAAATTATGGAGGGGTAGTAGCCGCATATAATAGTACAAATTAAAAGTTATGATTGGTAATATAGTAGGTGGACCGTTAGACCAAACAACAGTTAATCAATTAAAGGTTCGTCAAGAAATAGCAGCTTCTGGGTATGGGGACTCTCCCATAAAGAGATCTCCTAAAGTTAAAAATTTCCTAAATAATCGTACTGCATGGGTTAAATTTGCATCTGGAGTAGATATTGCAGGTGAATATGCCTCAGAAAAAATAAAAAACATATTTGAAGGATCAGGAATTAATATTGATACTGATGATCCTGCTACATTAGGGTTATTAAATGAAAATTTAGCTAAACGATTTATTTTATTTAATGGTACAAGTACACTTAATGTAACAAATAATTGGGATTTTAGATTTGGAGTTGCTAGTAGTAATAATTATCAAGATACTTTTAATACTGATATTTTATATGGAGGAATAGGACAAGATAGAGGATTACAACCTTTTCCTGGTATTACTGATCTAAAAGTAAAAACATTAAATAGAGGTTCTATTAGAAAAGCAACTATTAGTTTAAAATGTTATAATAAATTACAATTTAACATTATTGAAGCTTTATATCTTAGATTAGGATTTAATATGTTAATAGAATTTGGTTATGATAAATACATAGATGGAATAACAAAGGGTGGAACAGATACAGAACCATCAGACCCAATTATAAAAGAAGTAAAGAGAACTTTTATAGAAAATGGATTTTTTGAAAGAGGCACTAAATCTGAGGATGTTTATAATGGTATTGATAATTTTAGAGCTGTATATAATGGTAATTATGATGGTTTTTACGGTAAAGTTCAAAATTTTTCATGGAAAATAAACGACGACCTTAGCTATGATATTACAGTAGATTTAGTAACTATTGGTTCACTAATTACATCTTTAAAATCAAATATTCCCTCGACAGTAAATTCCTCACAAATATCAGTTATAGCTACAACTTTAGGAGATATAGTAGATTTGAATGAATATGATAAAGATAAAGATGAAGATATTCGAAGTAAAGATGCAGCTGAATATAAAATACCTGACATTGGCACTGATGCTATCACAATTTATTTAATGAAAAAAACAATCCAATTTCCTCAACTAAAATCTAGTAAAGATTATTTATATGTTACAGAAATTGTTGAAAAGTCAACAGGGGGGAGTTCCCGAGATGGTGTTGTTTCATTAGCAAATCCTAGGGGAAAAACTGAAAATATAAATGGTAGGTTATATGAAACAATATCAGGTGGTATCCAAAGAGCGGCATTTAATTTAGAAAAATCAAAAGATAATCGTTATTTTATAAGATTTGGTACTTTTTTAACTGAATATTTTGACATAGTAAATTATTATATAACAAAATCAAATCAAAAATCTAAAAAAGATCAACCTTTATTAGAATTTTTAGCTACTGATAATATTTACTGTAATTATCAATTAGATCTTATTCCTTTAGATTTAAGAGTTTGCTATTTTAAACCTGTCTTTTCTTCGATAACAAAAGCAAATTGTTTTACAACAGGTGTTTCTTCAGCAGATAAATTAACTGAAAATGAAAACACTGTAGACTTTGTTGTTGATAAAAAAGGAGTAATAACAGGAAAATTAATGAATATGTACATTAATATATCTTTCTTAGCACAACAATTACAGAATAATTTAGATAAAGAAGGAAATTTATCAATTTTTACTTATATATCTAATATTTTAAATGGTATTAATAGGTCAACAGCAGGAGTTACAAATTTAGAATTAATTGTAGATAATGATAGAGAAGTAAAAATATTAGAAAAAAACACTCCTAAAGGAATGTCACTTTTAACAAAAGAACAAGAACAATTTGAATTTGAAGCTTATGGTTTTGGTAATAATACAAACCAAGCTAGTATTATTCAAAATTTTAATATAAAATCAAAAATTCCTCCTGATCTTATGGCTTTAATTTCAATTGGAGCTGCTTCTCCCCAATCTGAAACTAATGGAATAAAAGCTTTATCATTTAACAGTTTTAATAGAGGATTAGAAAATAGATTTGAAAGAGAATACGATCAACCAACTCAGGATCTTGGAGGACTAGTAACAACTGAACAAATAGAGAATACACAAGAAAATCTTATAATAGATAAATTTCATAAGACTTTTGAAACAGATTTTCAAGATAAAAGATCTAACAGTAAACACTCAAATTATAGAAAAGCTATTAATGATAAGTTAGTTGAAGCACAAGGAATACATGGTAAATCTTCAGAATTTTGGGGTTATACCTGGGGGTCAGGAAAGACAGAGGGTAATGGTGGTAGACCTATGTATGAAATTAGGTGGGAAACTCCTAAAGGTGTAACACGGAAATTAGAACTAAAAGGAAATCAAATACCCGGAGGTTATATAATATATGAAGGTGGTTATAATAAATATTTATTACCTTGGGGTAAGAATTTGGATAATAGTAACTATTATATAGGAGCAAATGCCGGAGAATATGAAGGTTACATCAAAGCAAAAGTTTTGCAAATCACGAGAGATTATGAAAAAGGATATGATAAATCAGCAGAAGCAGTAAGAACTAATACATCCCCAGCTACATATCAAGAATATTTAACAGAAGCTTTTGGTGGAGATTTTGACTATAATATAGATATAGCTGATGAAAACTCTGAAACAGCACAAGTACAACAACGAACAGTAGATATTAATAATGCTAAATGGTTTGAAATTAATCCAAGTTTTATAAACCAAGGTAAATCTTTATTTAAATTAATGAAAGCTGAGTATGATAAAGTTGATTATTTAAATAATGGTGTTGTTTCTAATTCTACTGGTTTTATACCTCTTGAAACAAGTTTTGATTTAGATGGTCTTTCTACTTTTAAAATATTTCAAAAAATAAAAATATCACAAAAATTTTTACCTAATAATTACCCTCAAACCTTAAATTTTATTATTAAAAATATAGATCATGCTCTAAAAGATAATCAGTGGACTACTTCAATAACAACAGTATCAATACCAGTTCAAGACCAATTATCATCACTATCCCCATCAAAATTAGACCAACAAAAATGGCCTGAAAGTGATGATAAACCCGCTGATAGAAGTGGTTGTAATAATACACCGAAGGCAGGACTACCAACAGTTGCTTATGACGACTCTTCAATTTCACTATTAAATCCTTGTTCTAACACAGGTTTAATTATAAAATCAACTGTACAACCTAATAAGAAAATAATTGTAATCCACCATACTGCAAGTAATGGTTCTGCTGCTCAATATGTTAAAGGATGGATTAGAAAATTTTATCCAATTGCAACACATTTTATTATAGAAAGAAGATCAGGAAAAGCTGTTAGATTATTTGAAGACAAATATTGGAGTAATCATATTGGAGAGACTCCTGGTGAATACACAAATGGAGACCCAGATGAACAAGAACCATATATGTTATCTATTGAAATTGATAATTATGGATATTTAACGAAAAAAGGTAGTACATATGTACAAGGTGATAAAAGATGGAAGGCTAGTGAAATATCAGTTACTAGACCAGTAAAATATAAAACTAATACTACTAATGCCCAAAAGTTATTAAAACAAGCAGAAGAAAATTTAATAAGAAGTTGGAACGAATCTTTACTATCAGATCCTGGATTTAAAAAATTAAAAAGCATTAAAGACTTTTCATTTGCTAAATCTCCAAATGGAGAACCTTATGTATATGGTTTATCACTTCCCAAAGATGGTTTATTACAATATGATACGAAGGGGAACAAATTCCGCGTAGCGTTGAATGTAGCCCACGTTTTAGCTGGTGGACCATCAAAATCTTTCTTTAACCCAACAGGTACAAGTCCATCATTAGGATTAAAAGCAAAAAACTCAGGTTATATTTTTACAACTACTGAAGCAGGAACAGTAAGAGGTAAGACATTTGTCAATTCTTCTTATGTAAGTAAATTCTTTAATATTAAAAATAATATTAATAATATTATTACTCATCAATTTAATGGAAAAATTTATAAAACTGATGGTATTTCTGGTTGGTATTTATGGGGTGCTGTATATTTAATCCTAAAAAATATTATAAATGGTAGTCCATTTTCTCAAAATATGAAAGGATATATTACCGAATCAGAGTATAAAAAACTTGAAAAAAAGTATGCCAACTACCAAGTTATTACATATAAAGGATATAGCTATTTCCAAAACTATACAGATGCACAAATAAAATCAACATGTAAAGTTGTTAAAAATTGGGCGATAAAATATAAAATCCCAGTAGCTCCTACTACTAGAGGTAGTAGATTATGGAATAAATGGTTTAATTTATTTTTTGGTTGTGATGATAATGGTAAAGCAAAACTTGATACATCAATCTTTAGATCTGATGCTGCAATGGCTAAAGCGACATATACACATAACAGTTATAAAAAAACCAAAGTTGATATTTTCCCTCAAAAAGAATTATTAGAGGGATTATGGAAAGTATCTGTCGAATTAAATAAAAAACATAATATAGTATACCCAGGAGATAAAGCATTAAAGAAAAGAGGATCATAAAAAAACCTAAAAAATAAATATTTATAATAAAAATGTATTTTCCACCTTCTCAAATTCAAACAGACTTATATACTAAAGGAGGTGAATTAATTAACTCAGTAACAGAAGAACCTTACAAAGGATATTATTTTCTTACAGCTGATGGTAGTAAATTTACTGGAAGAAACCCAGATGATAAACCAACAAACCCTTTAGTTCGCAAAATACCTGATGCTAATGAAGATGCTGAAGGTTTAGCAACAGGTGCATTAAATCCAATTGCAAGTAATTATTCATTACCACCAATTTATGTTAAAAAAAATTCATTAGGTATTGGTAAACAATCAAAACCTCCTCAAAATCCAACCCAAATATTATCAATTCCATCTGAAAATGATTATAAAATAGGTGAATATCAAAGATTCTTTTGCAAGAAATATAGTAGTTTTTTATATATAGAAATAAGTTTAGAAGAATTTAAAAAATTTAAAAACCGAGATTTAAATGTTAATTGGAGAAAATATCGTACATTTCAAATACCTTGGATTATAACAGGAATAAGAAGTAAAGTAGTTGAAATAAATAAAAAAACAATAGCAAGAACAGAAAGAAATTTAAAAATAAGAGGTTTTAGCAATTATTTTAAAAATAAATTTGACCAATTCTTCAGATACACCCCAGGTGAAAATTTAAAAACTGATGGTACCGAATTTTTAAATGAAACAACAGGAAGAAGATATAGAGGTCTTTATCATATCCACCCAGACAAAGGACCTATGGTAGGGGCACAACATGTTCCTTCAAAACATGATTATTTAATTCCAATTAGTGGTTCTACTAATCAAGTAACTAAATCAAAAGTAGTATCTAGAACAAATTCCAAAAGAAGTAGAGGATATAGTGGCGGGTACTAAATAGTTTTGTATATTGGAGTAAATTAGGTTATATGTACTGGCTTGTTGAAAATGAAGAACAGTTAAAGGTTTTAATAAATAGTGGTTATAAAGAGGTTTTTATAGAAGTTATTTCGTATAATTCTACAATTCACCCCGCAAATAATCACGTTTCTTTATTGTATATTCGTCCGTTATCTACACATAAAGGCTTTATTATATGTATTAATCATAGTGAGGCTTTAAATGCGGTAAATACGCGAATAAACGAGCTATTAAATAAGTTTAACATTATATATTGTAGAGATAAAAAGGAAATATTACATTATTTTCCGCTAAAAACTCTCTACGACATTAATCCACCACCTACTACGTATATACGACCTACAACAGATACACATGATTTATATTATAGGAAATATAAAGATAATCCCGAGATTAATTTAATTATTCCTATTGTAAAACATTATGAATTGTGTGAAACGATTTTTAGAGATCTAAAAAGTAATATAAACAAAATAAAAACAAATAAAACAGATTATGATGAATTCTTTAGCAGTAAAGTGTCAATGGTATTCAACGCCATCGAGAGAAGTGGAATACGAATATGTAAGCCAACCTTCGAAGAATATTTCCATCCCGTTAGTGGTGAATACGTCTACACTCAGTTCAACTTAAGAACAACAACAACAAGACCATCAAATAAATTTAAAAACGTAAATTATGCAGCACTTAATAAAGAGAATGGATGTAGAAAGAGTTTTATACCGCGTAACCATAGGTTTGTGGAAATTGATATTAGCGCTTACCATCCTAGTTTGGTTGCTAGTCTCATTAATTATAATTTCCCCACTAGCGATATACATGGCCATTTCGCATCGTTATATAATGTGGACTATAAGAAATCGAAAGAACTTACTTTCAAGCAACTTTACGGAGGGGTATTCGAAAGTTATAGAGGGATTGAATTTTTTAAAAAAGTTGAGGAATACATAGGAAAATTATGGAATGATTTTAAAGAAGTTGGATGGGTTGAATGTCCTATTTCTGGATTTCATTTTGTGGATGCCGCTTTAGAAAACATGAACTCACAAAAATTATTTAATTACTTGTTACAAAATTTGGAAACATCAACTAATGTTTTGATATTATGGGATATATTTAATATATTGAAAGGACATAAAACAAAATTAGTATTATATACGTATGATTCATTCTTATTAGATTACCACGAAGATGAAAATGATGTTTTAGAAAGGGTTAGAGAAGTATTTAAAAAATATAAACTAAATATTAAAGAAAATGAAGGATATGACTACAATTTTACAGGATAACGTTAATATGTATAATATAGACTATGATGTATTAACATCATTTCAAAATATAGGAGATTTGAATAACAAATTATTTTGTACTTTTACTGATTTAGAAGGATTAGAGGATTTAATATCTGAGATCCGATCTAAATATGATATTATTTATAATAAATTATTTGTATTAGAAATTATTGGTAAAGATGAATTTGTAATAACTTATAATGTTGATCAAACTAATTTAAGTTCTATTCCTGACAATACTATCTTAGTTCATAGAAAAAAAGAATCAAATACCTTATATACTATTAATGCTTTAAATGAATTAATAAAAAAATTAAATGGGGGTGTCGTTGATACTACATACCAAGTAGATTGGCAACATTACAGAAATTGTATATTATTGACTCAACATAATGAATTGAATCAATTAAACACTAAAATACATAAAATAATAGTTGTAGAGTAAAATAAGTTATGAAAATTTGGGTAAACGGTTGTTTTGATATTCTTCATAGAGGACATTTTGAATTATTTAATTATGCTAAATCACTAGGTGATCATCTTGTTGTTGGTATTGATTCCGATGAGAAAATATCCCAAGATAAAGGACCAGATAGACCATATAATAAATTAGATGATAGAGTTTATGCTTTAGAAAGTTTAAAAGCTATAGATAAGGTAATGGTATTTGACAATAAAGATCATCTTGAATGGTTAGTAGAAATAACTAAACCTGATATTTTAGTTGTTGGTAGTGATTGGAAAGGAAAAGAAATAGTAGGAGGTCAACACGCTAAAAAAATTATTTATTTTGATAGAATAGGAAATTATTCTACATCTAATGTTTTAAACAATTAACATGATAGAACATAAAAAAAATTCTGAAGGTCAACAAAAAGCCTTTATTGATATAGATGAAACTATATGTTTTTATAAAGGTCCAAGAATTTATGAAAAAGCTCGGGCTAATAAAACTCATATTAATAAAATCAATAAGTTAAAAAAGAAAGGTTGGCATATAACATATTATACTGCTAGAGGAGGACACACCAAAAAAGATTTATATGATTTTACATTTAACCAGTTAACAAAATGGGGATGTCTTTTTGATGATCTCGTGGTTGGGTACAGAGAAGATATTACATTACCCGTAAAACCATCTTATGATCTTATTGTTGATGATAAGGCAAAACGTATAGAAGAATTATGATAGTACAACCAAAAATAGTAAAAAAAGGATGGGGTGAAGAAATTTGGATTCACAATGATGAAGAATACTGTGGTAAAATTTTAAGATTTTATGAAGCAGGTAGTCGTTTTTCTTTACATTACCATATCCTTAAAAAAGAAAGTTGGTATGTAAATAAAGGTAGTTTTAAATTTATTTATTTGGATACTGAGGAAGGTATAGAAAAAGAAGAATTTATTCATTATGCTTCTTGTATTACTATAGAAAGAGGTCAACCTCACCAATTAGTAGCATTAGAAGATGATTCAGAAATATTTGAAGTATCAACACAACACTTTGATGAAGATAGTTATAGAATTAGAATAGGAGATACATTATGAAAGTATTAGTTATAGGAGATAGTTGTGATGATAAATTTATATATGGTAAATGTGAAAGAATTTGTCCTGAAGCACCAGTACCTGTTTTTAATCCTGTAAACCAAATTACAAATGGAGGAATGACTAAAAATGTTTTTAGTAATTTAAAAAGTTTAGCACCAAAATGGCAAATAGATTTAATTACTAATGATAAAAAAATTACTAAAACTAGGCTTGTTGATGTTAAAACAAACCAAATGCTTGTAAGAATTGATGAAAATGATACTTGTCCTAGAGTTCCTAATGTTACTAATTTAGGTCATTATGATGCTGTAGTAATTAGTGATTATAATAAAGGTTTTTTACGTAAAGATGATATTAAAGTATTATTAGAAAGATATCCTATATCATTTATAGATTCTAAAAAAATATTTGGAGATTATATTAAAAAAGCTTCATTTATTAAAATTAATCAATCTGAATATCAAAAAAATGTTAATAATTTAATTGACTATAGAGGTCAATTAATTGTTACTTTAGGAGAAGAAGGAGTAGCTTGGGGTGGGATTAAGCACCCTCCCACCAGACAAGCAGAAGTATCTGATTTATCAGGTGCTGGAGATACTTTTTTAGCAGCTTTTGTTTATTATTACTTAACTCATAAAGAAATAAGTGATAGTATTAATTTTGCTCAAAATTGTGCTCTAGAAGTAGTAGAAAAAAAGGGTGTAGTAATAGTTAAAAATAGTTTGGAATCTTAAATTCCATTCATTATATTAATAACAAAAAAAGTTATATTTATGGATTTATCAATGCTTAAACAGAAGTTGGATACACTCCAACAAAAAACAACAACCAACCAAAAAACAGATTATACAACTATTTTTTGGAGACCTACTGTAGGTAAACAACAGATTAGAATTGTGCCTAGTGCATTTAATACTAAAAACCCATTTACGGAACTTAAGTTCTATTATGGAATTACTAATAAGGTTATGATTTCACCTTTAAATTTTGGTGAAAAAGACCCAATTGCTTTATTTGCTCAAAAACTAAGAGGTGGAGAGTATAATAAAGAAAACTATGTACTTGCTAAAAAGTTAGATGCTAAAACTAGAATTTTCGTACCTGTAGTAGTTAGAGGTGAAGAAGATAAAGGTGTTAGATTATGGCAATTTGGAAAATTAGTTTATGAAGAATTACTTTCACTTGCTGTAGATGAAGAAATAGGAGATTATACTGATGTTGCATCAGGTAGAGATATTACAGTTGAAACTGTAGGACCAGAAGCAACAGGAACCCCTTATAATAAATCATCAGTTAGAGTAAGATTAAAAACAACCCCTCTTAGTGAAGATTCTACTAAGGTAGAAACATGGTTAAAAGAACAACCTGAACCAAATAAATTATTTAAAAGATTTACGTTTGAAGAAATGAAATCGGCTTTAGAAAAATGGTTATCACCTGAAGATGCTAATGAAGAAGGAGATATTATCTCTGAACCTGCATCAAATTTTGATAATGATCCTAAGGATTTACCTTGGGAAAAAGAAGGATCTAATTTTAGTTTAGATACGTCGAAATCAAAACAAACAAAGGAAGATCAATTTGATAATTTATTTAACTAATGGCTAGAAAAAGAAAATCATCTTTATCAGCAGCTGTATCAGCTGAAATAAAGGAAAATTTTGATTTATCTAAATTTAAGAATAAAAAAGGTTTAGATAAAAATATTAAATTTAAAGATCAAGAATGGATTCCACTTTCACCTGCATTTACTGATGTTACATCAGTCCCAGGTATTCCAATGGGTCATATTGTTTTACTTAGAGGTCACTCTGATACTGGTAAAACAACAGCAATGATAGAAGCAGCAGTATCCGCTCAAAATAATGGAATACTACCTGTTTTTATTATTACTGAGATGAAATGGAATTGGGAACATGCAATTCAAATGGGTCTTGATATTAATGTTGAAAAGCATCCTGAAACTGGAGAGATAGTTGGATATGATGGAAACTTTATTTATGTAGATAGAGAAACTATTAATTCAATAGAAGATGTAGCAGGATTTATTTTAGACTTATTAGACGAACAAAAGAAAGGTAACTTACCTTACGATTTATTATTCTTATGGGATAGTATAGGTTCAGTACCTTGTGAGATGTCTCTTAAATCTAATAAAAATAATAATGAATGGAATGCAGGTGCAATGTCAACACAATTTGGTAACAATGTTAACCAAAGAATTACATTGTCAAGAAAGGAATCATCACCTTATACAAATACATTAGTATGTGTTAATAAAGTATGGACACTAAAACCAGCATCTCCTATGGGTCAACCTAAGTTGATGAATAAAGGAGGTTATGCTATGTGGTTTGATTCTACATTTGTAGTTACATTTGGTAATATTATGACTGCAGGAACATCTAAAATTAAAGCAATTAAAGATGGTAAGCAGGTAGAATTTGCTAAACGTGCTAACTTACAAATTGATAAAAACCACATTAATGGTGTAACAACCAGAGGTAGAATAGTTATGACACCTCATGGTTTTATTAATGACGATCCAAATGAACTAAAAAAATACAAACAGAATCATGCCAAAGAATGGTCTAAAGTATTAGGTGGAATGGATTTTGATGTTATTGAAGAAGGAGAAGAAGTAACAGATATCTCTCAATTCGAAAAAGAACCAGAATAAACAATGAAACATAAAGAACTATTTAAGTTGCTGGACGAAGTCCAGGAGCAAGGGGAGGAACCAACTTTAAAAAAACATGATAAAGTTTTATTAATAGATGGATTAAATCTATTTTTTAGAAACTTTGCTATGATGAATATGGTAAATCCTGATGGAATCCACATTGGTGGGTTAGGAGGATTCTTTCGTTCTTTAGGTGCCTTAATAAGGCAAACCCAACCAACCTCTGTTTATGTAGTATTCGATGGAGCAGGTTCAACTACCAACCGAAAGAACTTGCTCTCCGAATACAAAGGGGGAAGAAATTTACAACGTATTACTAATTGGGATGCATTTGATAATTTAGAAGAAGAACATGATTCAAAAGTTGATCAAATAGTACGTGTAATTCAATATCTTAAATTATTACCTGTTAAAACTACTTTAATTGATAAAGTAGAAGCTGATGATATTATAGCAGTATTAGCTGAAAAATTAGTTGAAAAACATAATTCTACATGCTTTATAGTATCCTCAGATAAGGATTTTGTACAATTAGTAACTGATAAAATTATTTTATATAGACCAATGGAGAAAGAATATTATACTCCTAAGGTAGTAAAAGAGAAATTTGGAGTATCTCCTAAGAATTTTATTTTATATAAAACTTTACTTGGAGATAATTCAGATAATATCCCAGGAGTTAAAGGATTAGGTGCAAAGGGTATATTTAAAAAGTTTCCTGAATTACAAGAAAAAGATTTATTATTAGAAGATATTTTTGATATAGCTATTAGGAAATTTAAAGATCATGTTGTATATTCAAGAATATTACAAGATGAAGATAAATTAAGGACAAGTTTTAAAGTAATGGATTTAGATACTCCTATGATAGATGAAAAAGAAAAGGAATATTTAGATAGTTTAATTACAGATAGTTTTCCTGATTTTAACCCTGAAATGTTTATTCAATTTTATAATGAAGATAAATTAGGGGGAATGATTAGAAATCTAGATATTTGGTTAAAAGATATATTTTCACAATTTAAAGGTTATAAAGATTGACACTAAATAATATAAATAATTACGGACACGAATTCCAGATAAAAGTTTTATCTTCTTTATTAACACATAAAGAATTCTTAACTAATATTCATGATATTATTTCAGATGAATATTTTGAAAATAGTGCACAAAAATGGACTATAAAAGAAATATTAAAATATTATGACAAATATCATACTGTACCTTCATTAGAAGTATTAAAAGTAGAATTACAAAAAATAGATAATGAAGTATTACAAGTATCTATTAAAGAACAATTAAAACAAGCCTATGTAGCATCTGATGATGACTTAGAATACATACAAGAAGAATTTACTAATTTTTGCAAAAACCAACAGTTAAAAAGAGCATTAATGACTTCTGTTGATTTATTAAAAGCAGGGGATTTTGAAGCTATAAGAGGATTAATTGATAATGCTTTAAAAGCAGGTCAAGATAAAAATATAGGTCATGAATACAACAAAGATATTGAAGAACGTTATAGAGAAAATTCAAGAGCTACTGTACCTACACCTTGGGAGCGTATTAATGATTTATTACAAGGTGGATTGGGAAATGGAGATTTTGGTCTTATTTTTGGTAATCCTGGAGGTGGTAAGTCGTGGTCTCTTGTAGCTTTAGGAGGTTACGCAGTTAGATTAGGTTATAATGTAATTCATTATACTTTAGAACTTGGGGAAGATTATATAGGAAAAAGATATGACGCTTTCTTCACTAAAATCCCAGTTACAAAAATACATAAATTTAAAGAAAAGGTAGAATCTACAATTCCTCAACTACCAGGTCAATTAGTTATCAAAGAATTTCCAACAGGTAGGGCAACAATGTCAACTATTGAATCACATATTAATAAAGTTAAAGGTATGGGAGTTAAAGCTGATTTAATTATTATTGACTATGTTGATCTTCTTTCAGGAAGAAAAAAAACTCGTGAACGTAAGGATGAAATTGATGATATTTATAGCAGCGCAAAAGGTCTAGCTAGACAACTTAGTATACCTATTTGGTCTGTTTCCCAAGTTAATAGAGCTGGAGCGCAAGATAAAATAATAGAAGGAGATAAAGCAGCTGGATCATATGATAAAATGATGATATCAGATTTCGCGATGTCTCTCTCACGTAAAAAAGAAGATAAAGTAAAAGGTACCGGTCGTTTTCATATTATGAAAAATAGATATGGTATGGACGGACTTACTTTTTCTGTTAGTGCAGACACTTCAACAGGTCACTTTGAAGTTTTTGATTATAAAGATAATGAAGAAGAAAATTTAACCCCAAATACACAAACAAATAAATTTGATACAGATGTAGACAAATTTGATAAAGAATTGTTACGTAATAAATTTTACGAATTAGAAAATTAACCCCTTAAATAAATTATAATGGCAAAAACATCCCTTTTAAAAGAACGTATAGTATATAAACCCTTTGAATACCCAGAAGCTTTTGATTTTTATATGAAACAACAACAAGCTCATTGGTTATGGACAGAAGTACCAATGATGGCAGATGTTAATGATTGGAAACAAAATCTAAATGAGACTGAAAAAAACATTATTGGTTCTATTTTAAAAGGATTTGCTCAAACAGAAACAGTAGTAAACGATTATTGGACTCAGTTAGTTACTAAATGGTTTAGAAAACCTGAAGTAATAGCAATGGCTGTAACATTTGGTTGTTTTGAAACTATTCACGCTGAAGCTTATTCATTATTAAATGAAGAATTAGGATTAGATGATTTTGCTGAATTTTTAGAAGATGAAACAACAATGGCTAAAATAGAAACACTAATGAATGTAAGAGATGCTCATGATGGAACTCCTAATTGGCATGAAAGAGCTAAATCATTAGCTATATTTTCGGCTTTTACTGAAGGTGTAAATTTATTTTCTTCTTTTGCTGTTTTACTTTCATTTAAATTACAAAATAAACTTAAAGGTGTGGGGCAAATTGTAGAATGGAGTATTAGAGACGAATCACTACATTCAAATGCTGGTTGTTGGTTATTTAGAACTTTATTAAAAGAACACCCTGAATATGACACTCCAGAACTAAAAAACGACATTATTGAAGCAGCTAGATTATCTCTAAAATTAGAATTAGATTTTATTGATAAAGTTTATGAAATGGGAGATTTAGAAGGTTGTACCAAGTATGATTTAGTATCATTTATAAAACATAGAGTGAATACTAAAATGGGGGATTTAGGATATGAACCTATAGTGAATGGAATAGATAAAGAAGCAGTTCAAAGAATGAGTTGGTTTGATAGTTTATCAGCTGGAAAACAACATACAGACTTTTTTGCTAATAGAGTAACAAATTATAGTAAAGGTGTTCAAAAGTGGGATGCCGCAGATTTATTTTAATATGGAAAATAACGCACTACAAGTAGATTATAGTAATTGGGAAGCAGGTAAAAACTACCCAGAATGGATGGACGAAATATCTTTAGCAACAGTTAGTAAAGGATATCTCCTACCAGGAGAAGATGTTAAAAAAGCATACAGAAGAGTTGCTAAAGCAGCTGCTTTTAGACTTAAAAGACCAGAAATGGAAGCTAAATTCTATAAAATAATATGGAATGGTTGGCTTGGGTTAGCATCTCCTGTTTTATCAAATATGGGAACAGATCGTGGTTTACCAATTTCTTGTTTTGGTATTGATACACCCGATTCAATACGTGGAATCGGTTTAACTAACGCGGAGCTTATGAAACTCACCGCTTCTGGTGGTGGAGTAGGTATTAGTGTATCTCGCATTAGACCACGTGGAACTGAGATTTCAGGTAATGGCAAATCAGAAGGTGTAGTACCTTGGTGTAAGATTTATGATTCATCAATTATTGCTACTAATCAAGGTAATGTCCGAAGAGGGGCAGCATCAGTAAATTTAGATGTAGAACACCCAGATATAAGTGAGTTTTTACAAATAAGAAGACCTAAAGGAGACCCAAATAGACAATGTTTAAATCTCCATCAATGTGTTGTTGTAGGTGATAACTTTATGAGAAAATTAGAGGCCAGAGATTCTGACGCTTTAAATACATGGGCTACAATTCTTAAAGCTAGAATGGAAACAGGTGAACCTTATGTGATGTATAAGGATAATGTAAATAAAGATAATCCTATTGCTTATAGATTAAATAACTTAAATGTTACTATGACAAATATTTGTTCTGAAATTACATTATTTACAGATGAAGAACATTCATTTATTTGTTGTTTATCATCTCTAAATTTAGCTAAATATGATGAATGGAAAGATACTGATACTGTTGAATTAGCAACCTGGTTTTTAGATGGTGTAATGCAAGAATTTATTGATAAATCAAATGGTAAAGATTCATTAAGAAGAACTCATTATCATGCCAAAAAAGGTAGAGCATTAGGTTTAGGTGTAATGGGTTGGCATACATTTTTACAACAGAAAAATTTACCATTTAATTCTATAGCTTCTACAGCACATACTCATAATATATTTTCTGATATAAGAAATAAAGCAGAAAAAGCATCAATGGAATTAGCTGTTGAGTATGGAGAACCTATGTGGTGTAGAGGAACAGGTATGAGAAATACTCATTTACTTGCTGTTGCTCCAACAGTCTCTAATTCTGTTATAACAGGTGGGATATCAGCTGGTATTGAACCCTTACCTGGGAATGTTTATACTTTTAATGGTGCTAAAGGTACTTTTATTAGAAAAAATAAAGTATTAGAAGCCTTACTGGAAGAAAAAAAGCAAAATAAAAATAAATGGTGGGAACAAATGTTACAAGATGGTGGATCAGTACAAAATCTCCCAGATAGTGTATTAACCCCTGATGAAAAAGAATTATTTTTAACGTTTTCTGAAATAAACCAATTAGAACTTGTACGACAAGCCGCGATAAGACAAAGATATATTGACCAAACTCAATCTCTGAATTTATCATTTGACCCCAATGATTCACCAAAATGGATAAATCAAGTACATATGGAAGCGTGGAAGCTTGGGATAAAAACACTCTATTATTTAAGAACTGACAGTGTGATAAAAGGTGATCTTGGCTCAAGAATGGCAGATTGTGTGAGTTGTGACGGGTAGTCATATGTATAACCGTTATTCTTCATAGTTGTTAGTTACATTTTGTTTAACTAAAATCATATTTTTATGGAAATTTTAACTAAAATTGGCTCTTGGGCTAATAAACTGACTGAAATCGGAATTTCAGTTGTTGGACTCGGAATAGTACTTGAAGTATTATTTGGCGGAGTAGGTATTCCTTTTTGGAATGATTTATCTATAGTAGATAATATTATGGGAATATTAGGCAGTCTTAACGCAGAAGGTTTACTTGGATTAGTAGGTGCCTTTGTATTATATTATATTATTAAGAAATAAGCAAAGATTGCGGAAAAATTGAAGAAGGGATGCACTAGCATCCCTTTTTTTTATATTTATAAATAAATTATTAAATAAATTTTATAATGAAAAAATTATTATTATGGTTATGCTTAGCCTTACCTTTTATAGGCATATCCCAAACATATTCTGATACTCCAACTATTTTTAGAAGTAAACTTACAAATGCTATAGAATTAGGTACTATACCAGAAGATATAAGCATGTACATTATTTTTGATAAATCAACAATAACAGCAACTACTGGAAATGTTAACCCAGCTTATTCTGAAATTGCTTTAGATGATGATGATGGGAATGGTATTTGGAGACAAGAAATTTATCTAGATATAACAGATCCATCTACTGATTTATATTTTGTTTATAAAATAGTAGATTCTGATGGTACAGAATATTATGAAGACACAGCGGAGTGTTTATTTTTAGGAACTGATTATGGTTTTACTGATGGTAGAGCAAGAAAATTAATACCTAGTGAAATCCCAGGAGATGGACAAGTTAAATTCTGTTGGGATACTTGTGAATGGCAATGTCCTCCTCTTCCTTGTGAAACAGGATTAACAAATCCATCAGCAGACCAAACATGTATAAATGGTGGTCAAGCTATTATTTATTTTTCATGGGAAACAGAATGTGAGGTACAATCAGTAATTTACTCAAATGCTGAAGGAGCAGGTCCATTTGAATACCAAGTAAACCCAGATGCAGAACTTTTTGGTGTTTATGCAGGGTATGGTCAAATGCCACCTAATTGGAGTGTAGAACATTATTTACAAGTAAAATTTACTGATGATTCTTTATCTGAAGAAATAGTTTATACTCCTGAACCTTGTATAGAAGGATGTACTGATCCAAATCAAGAATCTTATAATCCTTGGGCTACTATAGATGATGGTTCTTGTTCAGGGACAACTTGTGATACTGATACACAATATCAAATTACAATGGAAATTACATTTGATAATTGGCCTAATGAAATTAGTTGGATTATGAATAGTGGTGGAATTATTGGAGAAGTTCCAACTGGAGAATATGATTATAATGATATTGGGCAAACTTATACCTACAATTTCTGTATTGACCAAAATGCAGGATTTGAACTTATTGTAAATGATACTTATGGAGATGGTCTAGCTGGATCAACTTCAGGTGGTAGTTTAGATGGAGAAATAATAATATATGATTGTAATGGTGATATAATTTGGGAAATGGAAGACCCAGATTTCGGATCTACTTTATACTCAGGTCAACAGTTTGGTATACAATGTGAAGTAACAGAAGAAATTTATGGGTGTACAGACCCAGCTTATCAAGAATATAATCCTGATGCTAATATTGATGATGGTTCATGTGAAACATTACACATTATAGGATGTATGGATGAAAATTCAATTAATTATAATCCTGATGCTACATTACAAGAAATAATACCAACATGTGATTATAACTTAATCTTAAAAGATGCCGCAGGAGATGGATGGGGTAATTCTTTTATAGGTATTACTCAAAATGATGTATCATTAGGAACTTATACAATGGGTCCTGGTTCACCAGAACAAGTATTTCCTTTAACCTTATCTTCATCCCACCCAGTAAAAGTATATTATTTCCAAGTAGGTGGCCCACAATCAACACCAGAAGAAGTACAATTCCAAACCTGGCATAATTCATTCTTAATAGAAGGATTAGATGGAGAAATATTAATAAGTGAAGGAGAAAACCCATTTGAAAATAATGGTCAAGGTGCACTACAAAACTTTGAATCCCCATTCTTTATAACTTATGAAGCAATGCCATATTGTGGAGATGTTTGTATTCCAATAGTTGAAGGATGTATGACTGAAGGTTCTTTAAATTATAACCCAGATGCAAATGTAGATGATGGATCTTGTATACCTATTATCTATGGTTGTATGAATGAATTTGCATTCAATTATAACCCAGAAGCAACTGTTGATGATGGTTCTTGTGAAGATGAAATAGTAGGATGTATGGATCCAGCAGCATTCAATTATAACCCAGATGCTAATACTCCTGGAGATTGTATTCCAGTTGTTGAAGGCTGTATGAATGAATTAGCATTTAACTATAATCCTAGTGCTAATGTAGATGATGGTTCTTGTGTACCTGTTATTTATGGTTGTACTGACCCTACAGCATTTAATTATAATGTAGATGCTAACACAGATAATGGTTCTTGTGTAGAAGTTGTTTATGGTTGTACAGATCCAGATTCTGTTAATTATAATCCACTAGCTAATACTGATAATGGAAGTTGTATAACACCAATTGTTGGTTGTACAGATCCAAATTCTTATAATTATGATCCTGACGCTAATGTATCAGATCCAGATGCTTGTTTATATGATGCAGGTTGTATTACTGGACCTGGTGAACCGTATTGGTTAAATAATAACTGTTACGCTTGGGTAATTGATGTAGATGATTATTGCTGTGATAATGATTGGGACCCAGTATGTCAAGAAATGTATAATTACTGTGAAAATGGGTGGCCTGATGGAATTGATATAAATGGAAGATTCAATAGATTTAGTGGTATAATTGTTTATCCAAACCCATCTGCCAATATAATTAATATAAATTCAAATGGTTTAGACATAACATACTCAGTTTTTGATGCGACAGGAAGAATCGTAATTGAAAATTCAAATAAAAACCAAATCGATCTATCAAATGTAGAATCAGGAGTTTATTTACTTACTGTTACTTATGAAGGTCAAACATTTAATAAAAAAATAATAAAACAATAAAATGAAAAAATTATTAATATTACTTTTAGTAATACCGTTTCTAGGTTTTAGTCAAGAAAATAAAGAACCTTCTAAATTTAAAAAAGATTTAAAAAAGACTTTTAAGTTTTCAACATTCTATGCAGCAGTAAATGGTGGTACTTCTTTATCAGATAGAAATACTTTTACAGTAAATACTGGTGCTTTAGTATCTAATGTTATTGAAACACCTTTTGATTATTCTTTAGCATTAGGAATTAGAAAAATTGCAAGATTTGATTACGAAAATAGAGCTAATGTATTTTATGATGGTACAGAATCTTCTTTTTCAGATCAAGCTAATGTTGGAAAAATAAAAGGATTTGAATTTTTATTTGAAGGTGATTATAGAAGAATACAAGGAGTAAAATATTTAGATCAACACCATTTTATAAGATATGTAGCTGATGATTGGATTGCTAAGGTAGAATATTTATCTAGTGGTTTTGTTGGGATAGAATATTTTGAAGCATCACAAAGATATAAAAGGAATATAACAAAAGAATTATCAATTAATGTAGGTTCGGCACAAAGATTATCAGAACCCTATGGTTATGATCCTTTAGAAGAATGGATGCTTGCTAATGGAAACTTACATTATACTTATTTAGCAATCCAAGAAGGATATAGTGTTAATTTTAACGGCCCAGGTAATACTGAGTATTTAGACCCTTCTGGAAATGTTGTTGCTAGTAGCACAGCAGTTTGGGAGGAAGTTATTATCCCACAAGTATTAGAAAATTATGTAGAAAAGAAAAAGAATCAAGCTGATTTAAAATTAGAATATTCTTTAATATTTGGACTAGACTATTACAAATATCAAAAAGATTTTTGGTTTCATGCTTGGGGTAATATAATGCCTTATCATGTTAAACAAAATAATACTTTTTCTTACCATAATTATAATGGAGGACAATGGATAGATTATTCTGGAGGTGTTATTTTTGGATATAAGTTAAATAAATCACTAGGACTATTCGCAGAAGGTACTTATAACAAATACTGGAATAGAAATTGGCATAAATTTTCTATGGGTGTAAATTATATAATTTTTTAATAAAAAATGGCAAAAACAAAAGAACTAAGTGAAAATACCAGCTTTACGGTTAGCTTACAAACTTTAGGTGGCATTGCAGCTGCAATAGCAACTGTAATTGGAATGTGGTTTGCGCTTCAGGCAGATATAGCTGAAGCAAAAGAACTACCAGTTCCACCTCCACCAGATGTTACAAGAATGGAGTATGATATGAAAGATCAATTAATCCGTCAAACAATCATGACAACACAAGAAGATGTAAAGGAGCTAAAGGAAGACATGAAACGTATTGAGGAAAAGATTGATGAATTAAGATAATCAATTATGAAAAAAGCAATTTTATTATTACTTTTACTTACGAGCACCTCAATTTTTAGTCAAATAACTGTAACCCATTTTAATGCTGGATGGAATGGAGCAAATGACGTTAATTGGGTTGAATCATTAACAGATTGTGACGTAACTAAAGTTGATATAGCAAAAGACCCTGCAATCCAAACAAAACATAATGTAGTAGTTGTTCCAACTATTATAGTTTTTCAAGATGGAGAAGAAGTAAAAAGATTCCAAGCGGATTTAAGTTTTAAAATTGCAGCAACTAAAGAAGACCTTCAAGATTATATAGATGAACTCATAATGAGTGCATTTTAATTTAATATGTATAATAAAAATCAAAATATGAAAAATTTAATTACAGTTTTATTATTAATTTTTACTTTATCCCTTTCAGCTCAACAAAAACCATCTAAAGAATGTGTAAAAGTTGTAGTTGAAAGATATGACCATGCTAGAGTAAGTGTTACTACAACTAATACATGTACTAATGTTATTAAAGTACAAACTTACTTATTAGTAGAATGGAATAAAATTCAAGCTGAGAAAAAAAGAAAATTAAGAAAAAGACGAGCTAAAAGAGTTAAAAAAGTATAAATAAGTTTTACTAAAGAGTTATATTATGTTTAATTATTTAAAAAGTAAATGGATGGGATTCAAGAACTTATTTGATGATAACAATAATATCAATGAAAAATCCGTAGTTGGATTTATTGCTTTTGCTGTAATGGTGTTATTTGCATTTACTGACTTACTAACAGGATACATAGGTAAAGATTTAGTTATTAATGAATTTATTTATGACTCTTTTGTTATAGTTGTACTAGGATGTTTTGGTATAGCTGAAGTTGGTAAAATATTTGGCAATAGAAAATAATTTATTATGAGTTGTTACACAAGAGAACAAATAGAAGCCACAATGGCTAGTAAAGGTTATAAATACTTTACTGGTGGTGATTATGATGTAAATATAGTAGGAGTAAGAAACTCTGAAACTAAAGGTAGAGTTACAAATGCATTTGATGATTGTATGACTGTGTCTTACAAAGTAGATGGTGAATGGAATTTTCATTGTTTTAAATGTACCACAGACCCAGGTTCACATTGGGTAGAAAATATTATGAGAGAAGAGGGTGTTGCTATTCTTAAACCTGGTCAATATAGAGGTTCTCATAAATTAGGTTTACATCAAGGTAAATATTTAGCCCTAAGACAACAAAAACCAGTTAAAGTTTATAGAGATAATAACTTAGATAATAAACATGACTTATTAGAAGAGTCAGTTCAAGAAGGAATTTTTGGTATAAACATACATAGAGCTACAGGCAGATCAGGTGGAAAATCTACAAGAGTAGATAAATGGTCCGCTGGTTGTCAGGTAATTGCTCATAATGATGATTGGCATATATTTTTAGATATTTGTCAATCTGCAAGAGAAGTTTGGGGTAATTCTTTTACATATACTCTATTAGAAAGTAAAGATATTGTATAATAACTTGGCTTATTATTAACTCTTCCCTATATTTATAATCATGCTTAAAAATATTAAAAAAGGAATGTTCCCATTCCTAATAGCTTTTTCAGCCCTTTCAGTATCAGGTTCAGCAGCTTTTTATTCTGTATTTGGTCTGAGTAAATTATTTGCGGGAGCAAGTACAGAAGTAATAATAATGGCGGGATCATTAGAATTTGCTAAATTAGTTACGGCTTCACTTTTATATCAGTACTGGGGTACAATAAATAAAATTTTAAGAACTTATTTATCTATTGCTACTATTATTTTAATAATTATAACTAGTATGGGTATCTATGGTTTTTTATCAGCAGCATATCAAGACACTTTTAATCAATTAACTTATGTAGAAAATGAAAAAAGTTTCATTCAACAAAAAGTAAATTTTTATCAACAAGATGTAACAAGATATGAAAATGAACTTAACCAAATTTCAGAAAATATTACTGCTTTATCTAATGCAAGATCCGTCACCATTCAAGTCAAAGATACTACTGTGGCTGGAGGTCTTAGAAATACAATTTCAACAGCTGATTTGCGAGCTGCGCAAACTAGACTTGGAATTGAAGAAACTAAACGGGAAGATGTCAATATAAAACGAGATATTGCGATAGATTCGTTACGTAAATACCAACGTCAAATACTGGAACTAGATAATAATGTAGAAGTGGCTGGAGAATTAGGTCCACTTAAGTATTTATCGGGTCTTACCGGTTATCCTATGGATAAAATTATAAATATTTTACTTTTAATTATAATTTTTGTGTTTGATCCATTAGCTGTTTCATTAGTAGTAGCTGCTAATTTTGCTTATAATCAAGCTTACCCAAAAATAAGATACAAAAAAAACCTATACCAAGAAAAAGTCGAAGATAAACCAAATATTTTCGATTCTTATTCAAAAATAGATGAAGATAGAATGGATATTATAGGTCAAAATGGTAATGATGGGGAGCATTATGATTCTGATGATTTAAATAAAGATGGAAAAGTAGATGAAAGTGATTTAGAAGTTTATAATAATATGAAAAGTAAATATCCTAAAGGCACAGATGAATGGAATAGAGTTAACCAAGAAATTGATAGATTAAAGAAAAGAATTAGTGGAAATAAAGATGATGATTTAACAAAAATATATTAAAATTTGGAATAGCAAAAAAAATTTCGTATATTACCCCAAATAAAAGTTATATGTTCAACCCTCCTTTATCTAGGAATACAGTAAAAAGACGTCTAAAGAATTATCAAAAGCTAAATTATAATCAATTTAGATGGTGGAGATGGTATGAATCAAAAAACAAACCATTACCCTACAAAGCTAGCTTTCGTGATAAAATTTTAAATGGTGATTTTGACCAATCTCCCTTTATGTTACAAGCTTATTTATGTGAACATATGATGAATGATATATTAGCTGAATGTGATGAGGATTATCAAAAATTCCTAGAAAAGTCTAAATTATTAGGAGCTAGAAGAAAAAGATTACTAGAAGATTATGAAAAAGATGAATTTAATAAACTAGATACTATTTATAATTTATTTATAAGAAATTTTGATATTACAAGAGAACAAGTAGAAAAAGAAGCTTTAGAATGCTGTGGAGAATTAATTGATCTTTATTATATTATAGAAGAAAAATATAGAAAAAAACATTATGTCTCTAAAAGGGGACGACCTAGAAAAATATGAAAATAAGTCACGAAGTACCAAAAAGTTTACTAAATGAATCTCTTAATTTTAATGATTATGACTATTGTTTACCCCATTTATTAGATGAGGATAAAGAATATAGAGAATTTTTTGAATATTCTAAAAAACAAGGACGTTATATTATTATGGATAATTCGCTTCATGAATTAGGAGAAGCATACGACCATAAAAGATTATTACATTGGGTTAATAAATTAGAACCAAATGAATTTATTGTGCCTGATGTTTGGATGCAAGGACATATGACGGCAGCTCAAGCTAAATATTGGAAACAATTTGAATACCCAGAAAACACAAAAATAACAGCTGTAATACAAGGTAAAGATAAAAATGATGCATATTTATGTGCTAATTTATTACATAACTTAGGTTATAATAAATTATGTGTATCATATGGAGCAACATGGTACAATGATTTCTTCCCTCACACTAACCCAGATATGGGTAAAGCATTAGGTAGAATTAGATTTGTACAAGGATTATTAGCTTTAGACCATTTAAAAAATGTTAAATATCATTTATTAGGATGTTCTATACCTCAAGAATTTGGTTGGTATGATAATCATCCTCAAATAGAATCAATAGATACTTCTAACCCAATAATGGCTGGAATAGATAGACATACGTATACAGAACAAGGATTAACAATTAAACCTAAGGCTAATATGAATAATCATTTTAATAAAAAATTAAGTGATAATATAGAAATGAGTATAGCCAAAAATATAGGTAAATTTAGAAAAATAAATGGATTTAGACCCTATCCAAAACATACTGGGTCATTTTAATATTTTTTAATTATGAATAAACATGCAATTGTTTCGCTAAGTGGAGGAATGGATAGTTCTACACTTTTACTTAGAGCGATATCTGAGTATGATACAGTTACTGCAATATCATTTGACTATGGTCAAAAGCACAGAGTTGAACTTGAAAGAGCAAAATCATTAATTACTTATCTAAATATGGAAGGTCATAAGGTAACCTATGAGCAAATTAAATTAGATGGTTTAGTGGATTTGTTAAATTCTGCTTTAGTAGAAGGGGGAGATGATGTCCCAGAAGGACACTATGAACAAGATAATATGAAAGAAACAGTAGTACCTAACAGAAATAAAATGTTTGCGTCTATTACACAGGCGGTTGCTTTATCTAAAGCAAATGCCACAAAAGAGCAAGTTGATATTTGTTTAGGAATACATGCTGGTGATCATGCAATTTATCCTGATTGTAGACAAGAATTTAGAGACGCTGATGATGCAGCATTTAGAATTGGAAATTGGGATGCAGATAGAGTAGGTTATTTTACACCTTATCTTGATACTGATAAATTAGGTATTCTTCAAAATGGAGAATATTTATGTGGGGTATTAAATGTTGAATTTGACGAAGTTTATTCTAGAACTAATACTAGTTATAAGCCTTATTCTAGTGGGAACAGTGATTATAAATCTGCTTCATCTGTTGAAAGAATTGAAGCGTTTATTGCTCTGGGTCGTCCGGATCCTGTTCAATATGAAGATGAAACGGGTCCAGTAGATTGGGAAGTAGCTAGAGATTCAGTAGCTAAAGTATTAGCTGATTATTCAGCTTAATATATTTGGCTCGTAGTGTAATTGGCAACACGTCTGGTTTTGGTCCAGAAGAGTCTAGGTTCGACCCCTAGCGAGCCAACAAATAGTAATGTATGAAAAAATTTTTTGAATTTTTATTAATTTGGATAAGTCAAAACCTAGCTATCCCTTTTTGGATTGTAGGTCATGTACATCTTTCAATTCATAATTTTCATGATTTAGTAGAAATTTTTTCATCTATTGGTATGAATATAGTTGTAGGAATAGGATTTCTTATTGACTACAAAAACAGTTTAAAAATAAAAAAATAAATTATGTTACAAGATTTACCAGATGCGTATTGGCATCAAAAAATAAGTTTTTTAAAATCAGCTATAAGAATAGTTGGATACGGACTTTTACTTTATTCCTTGCCTATTGCAGTAGGAGTTCTTATATTTAGTGAAGCAATTGGTATAATGGAAGAATTAGTTTAATTATGAATATTATTTTATATTTTACAGCAGCATGGTGTGGTCCTTGTAAAGCACTAGCTCCAAGAATGGAAAAATTAAAAGGACAAATTAACTATAGAAAAATTGATATTGATCAAAATCAAGAAATGTCAATGAAATATGGTGTAAGAAGTGTTCCTAGTTTGGTTTTAGTTAATCAAAACGGAGAAGAGATAAGACGTATGGTTGGTCTCCAATCAGACGATAAAATTTTAAATTTTTATAATGGGTAAATTTCAATCAAGTAAAGTATTTGACGGATTTAGTACAGTGTTTCGTCAATGGAAAGCTGAAGGTACACACTGTAGATTTGTACACGGTTATGGAATATCTTTTAAAGTATATTTTGAAGGAGAATTAGATCATAGAAATTGGGTATGGGATTTTGGAGGAATGAAAAGAGCTAAAACTCTGATAGATGGAAAACAACCTAAAGCATGGATGGACTATATGTTTGATCATACTTTAATTGTAGCAGAAGATGATCCTGAAGTAAAAGCATTTCAACAAATGGATGCTGTAGGAGTAGCTCAAGTAAGAGTAATGGAAGCTACTGGCGCTGAAAAATTTGCTGAATATATTTATAATAAGCTTAATGAATTTGTTAAAACTGAAACTGATAATAGAGTTAGAGTTACAAAAGTAAAATTCATGGAGCATGGTAAAAACGCTGCTTATTATAGCGAATAAATAGGTTATTAGTGAATGAAAAACCACTCTAAAAAATTAACAATATGCACAAACAATTAAAAAGGATAGAAGACTATCAAAAAACACTGGGTGTATTAGAATTATATACAGCCGTACAATCAGAAGGTAGCAGACAAGGTTACCCAACAATCGTAGTTAGAACATCAGGATGCACACATAGATGCTACTTTGGAGAAGGTGGATGGTGTGATTCTTGGTATACAAGTATTCACCCAGAAAAAGGTACTTACTGTTTCCAAGATATTATAGACATGTATGATAATAATCCCCATATTAAAGAAATGATGTTAACTGGGGGTTCTCCAACTATGCATCCAAAATTAGTTAATGAATTAACACACTTTGCACATGAAAGAGATATATTCATTACTATCGAAACTGAAGGATCTCATTTTTTACCTACCGATTATCCTATTAATTTACTTAGTATTAGTCCCAAGTTTAGTAATTCTGTTCCTGTTATTGGTGCCAAAACACCTCAGGGAGCTATTGTAGACGAAAGAATGGTAAAAAAACACAATTCAAAAAGACTAAACATTGAAGCAATATTACAATCAATTGAATATCATGATGATTATCACATAAAACCAGTTTTGGATAATAAATTATCTATGGTTAGTGAAGTAGAAGAATTCTTGAAAAAATGTAATATACCAGATCATAAAGTTTGGGCTATGCCTGCTGGTGATGATAGAGAATCTTTATTTGAAAGTTATGGTCCTGTTATGAATTTTGTAAGAGATAGAGGTTGGAGATATACAGGACGTTCCCATATTATGGCTTTTAATACAGAACGTTGTGTCTAGAGAAGAAGCACTAGAGATATTAGAGGAAATTGAAGAAAATGTTGGGGTTTGTTGCGCTATTACAATGGAACCAGACGAAGTATTAGTATTAATAGATAAATTAAAAAGTTATTTAGAAAATGAGTAGAAAAAAACAACACACGGATTTAGAGGTAGTACAAAAAGGATTTGCAAATGGAGTTTCTCCTAACTTTCCATTAAATGATAAACAAAAGGAGAAAATGATTAAAAAAGCTACTAAAGCTTATGCTAGATTTTTAGAAGCATTAGAATGTGATTGGCAAAATGATCCTAATTCATCAGATACACCTCATAGAGTAGCTAAAGCTTATGTTAATGATTTATGGGCTGGAAGATATACACAAATGTCTCCAATTACATCATTTCCATCAGATGGTTATGATGGTATTGTAATTGAACGAAATATTCCATTAACATCAATGTGTTCTCATCATCACCAAACAATTGGAGGTGTAGTTCATATTGGATATGTTGTTGGTGATAATGGTAGAGTAATTGGATTATCTAAGTTAAATAGAATAGTAGAATTGTTTGGAAGGAGAGGAGCAATTCAAGAACAACTTACATCAGCAATTCATAATGCTGTAGATAAAATTTGTGAAAATAATAAAGGTGTTATTGTTTCTATTGTAGGAACACATAATTGTGTAAGTTGTAGAGGGGTTAAACATCAAGGTGCTGCTATGGTTACAACAAAAGCGTCAGGTGTATTTAGAGATAATGATAATTTAGCAAGAAAGGAATTTTTTGATTCACTAAAAATAAATAACGGAGGACACAATATATAGTTATGTTAAAATTAGAAAATAAAATTTATATAAGCTGGGATGATGTAAAAAGAGATGTAGAAACACTATGTACAAAAATCTTTATGGATTACCCAAATATAGATTCAGTAATGGGGTTACCAAGAGGAGGTTTAATCCCAGCAGTATTAGTTTCCCATGAATTAGGATTACCTTGGACGATGCAACCAGGTAGAAATACTTTAGTTATTGATGATATTAATGATACAGGACATACTTTAAATGATGCACCTGGAGTTTATCATGCTGTACTTCACCATAAACCAACTTCTAAATTTAAACCAAATTTATATGCTAGAGAAGTAGGAGAAGAATGGTTAGTTTATCCGTGGGAAAGATCAGATTCAAAAGCTCTACCAGATTATTTAAAACAGGTTGAGCATCTGAGTGATTCTCATTATATTGGTGGTCTAACAATGCCCAAAGGTGCCAAAACACCTTGGTGGAAAAAAATGAGTAAATAATGGGAAAACAATTAGAATTTGCGTATCAATGGGAAAAATTAAAAGATGTCCCATTTGTAAATGAAGTAGAACAATTTAATGCCACATTTGGCAAACCAAATAATTATGAACCGACAATACCAGAAAAAAAGGAATGGCAATTCGTATACGACTTTGTACTTGAAGAATTGGAAGAATATAGACAGGCTTGCGAAAACGGAGACATCGTGGAAGTTTTGGATGCTTTGTGCGATATTGCTTACGTTTCCCTTGGGAACGGCACTATGTTACATGGTCTTAAAGATAAGATATGGCCAGCCTATCAAGAAGTACAAGGAAGCAATATGTCGAAGTCTTGCAGCACTGAAGAAGAAGCCATGGAAACTGTCTCCCTCCGCTCTAAAGAACAAGCTGAGTCATGTCACTATGAGAAAGTGGGGGAGAGATTCGTAGTATATAGAACACGTGATAGAAAAGTAATGAAATCTATCAACTATTACAAACCAGATCTGTCTCAATTTTTTACAGATGATGAGTTAGAAAAATTTTACGAAGTTGAAGTGATTGACTAATGTATAAAAAATGTTATCAAGGGAAAAAATTAGGAAGTAATATTTTTGAAATGCACCTTTGGGAAGAGGAAGGTGGTCATCAAATTATTCCTTATGAAAATATAGCATATCAAGAATGTGAGGAAGAAGAACACTCTAATATTGGATTAAATGGTGAATATTTAAAACCTACTGATAATTGGTTTTTTTCTAAAAATCCTGATTATAAGCACAAAAATACTCCTGGTCTTCATTTTCACGATATGAAACTTCATCAAAAGTTTTTAGTTGAAAGATATGGAACCAATGATATACCTTCTACAGGTCATAGAGAAATATTTTTTGATATTGAGTGTGAAATTGGAGGAGCCTTAACAGAAGATTATATAGAAAGTGCTCCTATGCCTATTACTTCAATTGCTTGGTGGGATAAAACACCTGATACTTGGCATATTCTAATTTTAGATAAAAAGAATCAATTAAAACATACTAAGGCAAAAAATAAGGAAATTATACCTTGTAGAACAGAAAATGAGTTATTAGCTAAATTTATCGAAAAAATTAGAGACATAGATCCTGACATTTTAATAGGATACAACTCAGATTATTTTGATATACCTTATTTATACTATAGAATGTGTAATACAATAGGTAAAGAATTTGCTGATCATTTATCACCTTTAGGTAAAGTAGAGTCAAAGAAATTTTCTAAATTTTTCTATAAACGAAATCAATATGTAGATATTATAGGAGTTGAATCCCTTGATTATATTCGTTTACATAAAAAATACAGTTGGAAAGATGAACCTAGCTGGAAATTAGATGCTATTGGAGAGAAATATGTTGGAATGAAAAAGGTTGAATACGAGGGTAATTTAGATCAACTATTTGAAACTGATATCCATAAATTTATTCAATATAACTTTGTTGATGTTGAGATATTAAAAAAATTAGACGAAAAATTACAATATATTGCTTTAACTAAAAATCTATCACATAAAGGCAAACATAATTATAGTGAAGTTTATTCTAATAGTGTTACCCAAGATGGAGCAATTTCAGCTTACCTATTATCTCAAAATATAATACCCCCACCCAAAGAACCTAATCCCCAAAAGAAAGATGGTTATGCTGGAGGATATCTTTTTTGCCCTAAAGCAGGATTATACAAGTATATGTTTGATGAAGATTTAACATCATTGTATCCATCTATAATTATGTCAATTAACATAGGTAAAGAAACATTTATGGGGCGTATTATAGATGCAGATGACCGTAATAATAGATTGGGTCTTAACGATTTAAAAGAACGTGATCCTAAAGAGGAATTATTAATAGAAAACTCAAAACGAAAACAAACTTATGTAAATGTTGATAGGTTAATTACTATGATTGAACAAAATAATTTAGCTGTAGCAGCTAATGGCTCATTGTTTAGAACAGATAAAGAATCAGTATTATCAACTATACTTAAAAAATGGTTTGATGAAAGAGTTGTTTATAAAAATGCTATGAAAAAAGCATTTAAATCAGGTGATAAAGAAAAAGGTGAATATAATTATTTGATGCAATATACATTTAAAATTTTGCTTAATAGTTTATATGGTGCAACAGCATTACCTTCATTTAGATATGGAATGAATTTATCTATATTAAGTGAAGCAATTACTTTATCAGGACATAGAATAATACAAGAATCAGCTTTATGTGCTAATAGACACATGAATAAAGTTATGAAAGGTAAATTAAAATTAAATTTATAAAATATGACAGATCTTTTAATAGGATTAGGTTTATTACCTATATTAATTTTAGTTAATTATGTAGTTTTAACATTATGTAAGTTTTTTCCTAAATATATTTTAGCATTAAGTGGTGTAATGATTGGATTAGATACAATTATGACTTTAGGTTATACATTTACAGCTAATATATTTGTAACTGAAATTAAATTAATGGTTGGTGGAGTTGGTTTAGCTATATTTGCTGCGTTAGCACATAAAGTTTTAACCTTTATAAAAGAATTAGGTGCATTAAATAAACATGAAATAGGTAATTAATATGGCTTTAAAAAAACAATCTATAAGAAAAAATATGAATATTTTGGTTAATGGTGTAGAATTATCCAAAGAAGAATTAATATTAATAAGTGAAGAATGGAACGAAACACAAGAAGCATTTTTTAAAAAAATGTTAAAACAAGGAGGACATTTTAGACTTAAAGGAATTAAATATGAAGTTGAATTAATAAAAGATAGTAGGACTAGATCAGATGGGACTAAAGATGGAGGTGTAATTCAAATCCCAGGAGATACGCAATTTTAATATGAAACATTTAGAAGAAACACCTTGGTTTATTTGTGATAAAGGAGATAATAATTATTGTGCCTATGTGGACACTGATTCAAACTACTTTAACGCTGAACCTATACTTTTACATTTATATCCTAATTTTGAAGAATTATCTGATGAGGAAAAAGATAGTAAACTGGAAAAAGTTGCTTTGGCCTATCAAGATATTATATCTGAAGATTATGATAGGTTAGCTGAGGAATGTTTTAATGTTAAGTCACATAGACTTGAGATGAAGACTGAATGTGTAATTAGATCAGCTTATTTTAGAGCTACTAGAAGATATGCTCAATGGATAACTAAACAGGAGGGTATTCCTAAAGAAGTTCTAGATATTAAAGGATTGGAATTTATGAAAGCTAATTTTCCACCTATTTTAGGAGAATTCTTTAATGATATATTACAACAGGTATTGAAAGGAGAAGAAAAAGCTAGTATAATTACTCAAATTAAAGAATTTAAAAAAGAAATATTAGGGGGTAAAATTTCATTAGCTAAATTAGGTAATCCAACAGCAGTAAAAAAATTAGAAAAATATTCCGGTACTAAAGCAAGAGCAGGAGAAATATTTACTGAAATACTTAAAGGTGCTCCTGCGCCCGTAAGAGCTGCTATTCGTTATAATGATTTATTAAAATTATGGAATTTAGATAGAAAACATAATTTAATTACAATGGCTGATAAAGTAAAATGGATTTACTTAAAAGATAACCCATATAAAATAGAGGCATTAGCATTTTTTGATTATGATATTCCTGAAAAAGTTCAAGATTTCTTAGATACTTACGCAGATAGGCAAAAAGTATTTGATTCAATATTATTAAATAAATTAGAAGGATTTTTTAGTGATTTACAATGGTCATTAGACTTAAATCCTTATACAAATGCCTTAAGTTCCTTTGAAATCTAAGATAAAATTCGTATATTACAGCTATGATAAATAAAAATACCCTAACATCAGTTATATCTAAATACTATTTAAATGGTTTACACAACCAGGTTAAATGGAGAATAAAAGATAAACAATTAACTATTTACGCTGGAGACAAAGGTAGGGTATGTAAAGTAGTACACAATAATTTTCCACTGGAAGATGCAGAATTAGGTGTATTTGATACCCATAAACTAAGTAAATTAATATCTATTACTAATGGAGATTTAATGATTTCATTAGAAAAAATTAAAGCGATATACACTAAAATGCATATTGCAGATTTAAATTTTGATCTTACTTACTCATTAGCTGATATTCTTATTTTAGGTAAAAATACTTATTATGAAGATCCTGATTCATTTGAAATGGTTATTGATTTAACTAATGAGGATATTGAACATTTAATTAAGGCTAAAAATGCATTATCAGATGTAAATAATATGTTAATCACAAGTACTACAGATATGGATGGAACAAATATTTGTGAATTTATATTTGGTGATAATACAGGATTTTCAAATAAAATTACTTACCAACTTCAAGGTAATATATCTAAAAGTGGTATTGAAATCCCATTTGATTCTGATGTATTTAAAGATATATTAAATTCAAATAAAGACATGGATAATGGAACACTTAAATTAACAGAACAAGGTATGTTAAAATTAAATTTCCATTCAGAAGAAACAGAAAGTGAATATTTTATTGCGAGAAACGAATAATTCACATATGTATAATAAACAAAACATTGTAGCTAGAGCACGTGTTATGTTTAAAATAAATTAACCGGGAGCTTCGGCCCCATAAAATAAATGATATGAGTACATTAGAAATCTTTGAAAGGCATATAAGTCCTTTCGACATCCTTTTTAGGAATCACTTTAAATCTGACAGCACATTTCAACCTGTTGGAAATTTCAAACAACCACATCCACTTAATATTTTCTTTGACGATGACGGACTTCATTTTGAAGTTGCCTGTACTGGTCTAACTAAAAAAGACGTAGTCTTAGATATTGAAGGGGATACTTTAAAAATAAGTTATGACAAACCAGAAGATGACTTTCCTGATGGAATGATTCATAATGGTTTATCTAAAAAATCATTTGATTTAAGATATAAAATAGCACCAAAGTTTGATTTAAACAATATTGATGCTGCTTTAACAAATGGTTTATTAGAAATTTTTATACCATTAGCTGAAGAAGCTAAACCAAAAACAATCAAAATAAAATAAATTTTTTGCCAAAAATAGCGTGCTCTAGCGCAATTTTGTTCGTATATTGATATATAAATAAAATTATAACCTTATGGCAAGAAAAGCAAAAGCAATTACAGTCATTTCTGATCCTTTACTGGAGCCCTACTATATAACTAAAGACGATCTTTGTTATACAGTTAATGAAAGAATAATACCAAATAAAGACCATTTTAGGTCAAAAGGTAAAGGAAAAGAATATGCAAAACCTCAAGGATACTACCCTGAATTTGGTCAGGCTATTAAAAAAATATCCGATGAGTTAAGACACACTAAAAGAAAATATGATTCTTTAATTGAGTATATTGAAGAATATAGAGTAATAGAAAATAACATAAAAGAATATACAGATGGAATTAGAAGCACTATTTGATGCGGTTATCGTTAAACCGTTTGAGTCTGAAGAGACTACTTATGGAAACATTATTGTACCTGATTTAGGTAAAGAAAAAAATGAATTTGGTAAAGTTGTAGCAGTAGGACCAGGAAAACCTACTATTAATGGAATACTTATACCAACAACAGTTAAAGTTGGAGATAAAGTTGTTTTACCAACTATGGGTTTTACAAAACTTCCTTATGATGGAGAAGAATATTACGTTGGCCCTGAAAACCAGATTTTAGCTAAAGTACATGAAAAAAGTGACTTTAATGAGGTATTAAGTGATACTTTAGAAAATATGAGTGTAGAAGAAATTAATAATATAAAAGATATATCAAATGGGTAAACAAATAGAATTCGGCTCATCAGCCAGAGAAAATTTAGTAAGGGGGATTGATACATTAGCAGATGCTGTTGTATCAACTTTAGGACCTAATGGAAGAAATGTAGTTATTGCTAATGACCAAGGAGTACCTCAATCTACAAAAGATGGAGTTACAGTTGCTAAATCAATAACATTAAGTAATCCTGAACAAGAATTAGGGGTACAATTAGTAAAGCAAGCTGCAATAAAAACAGCAGAAAAAGCAGGTGATGGTACAACTACATCTACTTTATTAGCTCGTGAAATGATTAAAGCAGGTTTAACAGCATTAAATAATAATGAAAATGCAGTACAAATAAAAAGAGATATAGATTCTACCGTTAATGAGGTAGTAGATAATTTAAGAAATAAAATATCAGAAGATATTTCAGGTGAGGAGCAATTAGAACAAATTGCTACTATTTCAGCAAATAATGATCAAGAAGTAGGTAAACTTATTGCTACTGCAATTGATAAAGTAGGAATGGAGGGGGTTGTTCATATAGAAGAATCTAGAACTGGCGAAACATACTTAGAAACTGTTGAAGGGTTACAGTTTGAAAGAGGTTATAAATCGCCATATTTTGTTACTAACAATAACAATATGACTGCCACATTAGATAACCCCCTCGTTCTTATTGCTGATCAAAAAATAACTCAAGTAAAAGAATTATTACCTATATTAGAAGCTGTATCAGCACAAGCAAAATCATTGCTTATTATAGCCGAAGATATAGATAATGAAGCCTTAGCTACTCTTATTGTTAATAAAATGAGAGGTACAATGAAAGTATGTGCTGTTAAAGCACCTGATTTTGGAGATAGAAGAAAATTAGTTTTAGAAGATATTGCTATTACAACTGGAGGTCAAGTTTTTGATAAACAAAAAGGAATGAAACTTGATAAATTTAGTTGGGAATGGTTTGGTGAAGCTAGAACTATAACAGTTGAAAAAGAAAGAACAACAATTGTTGATGGTAAGGGATCAGCTGATTCAATAGAAGTACGTGTTGAAGAATTGCAAAAACAAATAGAAAAAGCAGAAACACCATTTGAAATTGAAAAATTACAAGAAAGATTAGCTAAATTTGTAGGTGGAGTAGCAATTATTCATGTTGGTGGAAATACTGAAACCGAAATGAGAGAAAAGAAAGATAGAGTTGATGATGCTTTACATGCAACTAAAGCTGCTATTGAAGAAGGTATAGTACCAGGAGGAGGAACAGCTTTATTATATGCATCCTCAGGTTTAGAAGTTAATTCTACTGGTGCTGCTATTGTTAAACAGGCATGTGCAAAACCTTTTAATCAAATATTAGTTAATGCTGGTCATGATGAAGTTAAGGGACAAATTATAGCAGATGGTATGATTAATTCAGGTAATGATGGTTGGTTGGGTTATGATATAAAAACAGATAATACTGTTGATATGAAAGAAGCAGGTATTATAGATCCAACTAAAGTAGCTAGAACAGCATTAGAAAATGCAGCTTCAGTTGCGGGTACAGTTTTATTAACAGAATGTACTGTGGTAAATGAACCAGAAGAAGATAATAAAAAACAACAAATAGATCCATCAATGATGGGGATGATGTAAAATAATTTCGTATATTATGCCAAAGACAAAAATTGAAGAAAAAAATATATTAATTGCTAGAAGAGTTCCACCTGGAGATAAATGGAGATTAGTTGCAAATGAACCAGATGGTCCTGTACATAAAACTTTAACTGATGCTTTAGAGGCATATATGGTTAAAACAGGATTTAAAGGTCATTATAGATTAGAACCTTTACAAAGTAGTTTATATGCTATTGATTCAAAAGAAACAGAAGTAAAACCTGAACCAGTTAAAAAATATTCAATATATGGTGAATACGGATCATAGTTTATTAGTAGAAAAATACAGACCAACAAAACTAGATTATTTTGTTGGAAATGCTAGTATTAAAAATAGTATATCTAAATACATTGGACAAAATGATATACAAAATTTAATATTCTATGGGCCTGCGGGTACAGGTAAAACAACATTGGCCAAACTGATAATAAAAAATTTAGATTGTGACCATTTATATATTAATGCTTCTGATGAACGTGGTATCGAAACTATTAGGGATAAAGTCTCTGGTTTTGCATCTGTTGCATCATTTAAACCGCTCAAGGTTGTTATATTAGATGAGGCAGATTTTCTTACAATACAAGCACAGGCATCACTTAGAAATATAATTGAAACTTTTTCACGTACTACCAGATTTATTATGACTTGTAATTTTGTAGAACGTATCATTGATCCTTTACAATCTAGATGTCAAGTATTAAAAATCGTACCTCCAACTAAAAAAGATGTTGCTAAACATTTAAATTGGATTTTAGAAGAAGAGGAAATAGTATATGAAGTAAATGATTTAGGTTCAATAGTAAATCAATATTATCCTGATTTAAGGAAATGTATAAATACAATCCAAATGAATTCAAAGGATAATAAATTAACATTAGATAAATCAGTATTAGTTTCATCTAATTATATAGATGAAGTTATTAATGAATTAAAAAAAGATAAAGATAGTTTTAAAAAAATACGTCAAATTATAGCCGATGCTAATGTAGATGATTTTGATGAACTATTTAGAGCTTTATATGAAAGATCATCTGAATACCTTCCAGGTAGAGAAGGTACAGTAGCTATAATAGTTAATGAACAGCAATATAGAGCAAATTTTCGTATTGATAAAGAAATCAATGCAATGAGTTTAATTTCACAAATAATAAATAATAAATAATTATGCAACAAGCACAACAACCACAAGGACCTCCTATTGATTTAAAAAACACATCTGAAGTAAAAAACTTTGATGGTGGGAGTATTTTTCAACAAGGAGTTATTTTAAGAACAGTATCTAAATTTGTAATGGGATCAGAAGAAGATGCTTTATTACCAATCCCAGTATTTTATGATCCATCAACTAAAAAGATCCATAAGGCATCCGTACCTGCAGATCTTAGAGAAGAATTAGCTGATGAACTTATTGACTAAAAATTGAAAAATATATTTGATTGGCTTAAGGAAATAAACTATAAGAAATCCCCTTCTGATTCTTTTACAGAAAAAGACTGGGAAGTATGGAATTCTTATATGATCCATAGGTTTATATCTATGAATAGAGAATTTTTAGAGATTGTTAATTATGTACAAGATTATCCACCTCATGAAAAAAAGGCTATTTATAACATTTATAAAGAATATATTCCTAAAAATAACCAATGGAATAAATATATTAAATCAACTAAAAAAGCAGTTAATAAAGAATTAAGTCAACATTTAAAAGATCATTTTAAAGTCTCATCTAGAGAAATAAGTGATTATTTAAAAATTTTAAGTAAAGACGAAGTTAATCAAATTTTGATTAATAGAGGTTTAAATAAAAAAGAAATAAAAAAACTATTATGAATACACAAGTATATAAATTCTTGAAATCCGAAGCTGAGGCGGATAAAAATAAAGCTCTAGCAAGTATAGAATTATTAACTAACCACCCTGCAGGAATTGGTGATCATTCAACTAAAGATTATTGGGATAACTGTAATGAAGCAATTAAATTATTAGCATCAGCAGATGAAAGGTTAGAAACATTAGAAAAATACTTTAATTCTAAAGAACAAGTAAATGGGTGATTCTAAAAAGAAATATGAAGAAATTCAACAAGACAACTACGAACACTCCGAACATTATTGGGATGTAGATAGAAATAAGGTACCTAAAGATATTGGAGTAAAAGTTACTAAAGCAGTTGAAGCATTTGAAAATGAATATCCTGAATTGTCTAAAGAATTTAAAAAGATAGGTCAAGAAATGTATGAAATGTTTGCCGCTAAACATATGGATTATGGTTTAAATAATATCGCTTTAGGTGGTGATTTAACTAATCCCGAAGATAAAAAATTTTCACTTACAGGTTTAGCTATTAGACTTACAGATAAAATTAGTAGGTTAAAAAATTTACTAATAAACGGTAAAAACTATGTTAAGGGAGAAGGAATGGAAGATACATTTATTGATGTTGCTAATTATGGCATAATTGGAATGTTAGTAGGACGTAATAAATGGAAAAAATAAATTTTGGCTAAAAAAATACCTAAAATAGTTAAGGAGATTAAAAAAAATCCCCCACATGAGATTGATTATTCTTATCAAAAGAATATATCATATTCTCAAATATCTATGTTTAAACAATGTCAAAGAAAATGGGCATTACATTATAAAGATAAGATAAGTCAAAGGGATGTTTCTATCTACTTAGTTTTTGGTATTGCAATCCATGAGGTACTTCAGGAATATTTAACTGTATTTTATGAAAAATCAAAAGTGGCTGCTAATAAGTTAGATTTAGAAAATAAATTCCAAGAGGCGTTTATTAGTGCCTATCAAAAACAATATAAACAAAATAATGATATTCATTTCTCAGATGCTGTAGAAATGAGAGAATTTTTTGAAGATGGTGTAGAAATTTTAAAATTTTTTAAGAAAAAAGTGGGTGGTTATTTTTCTAAGAGAGGTACTTATTTAGTAGGAATAGAGTTACCTATAATTAATACACCTAATAAAATGTTAAATAATTTATTATTTAAGGGAATGCTAGACGTAGTATTATATCATGAACATAGTGATACTTTTACTATTATAGATATAAAAACAAGTACTAGAGGGTGGCATGATAAAATGAAGAAAAATGAGGATAAACAATTCCAACTTATATTATATAAAAAATACTTTTCAGAATTGTATAATATACCTCTAGATAAAATAGATATTAAATTTTTTATAGTTAAAAGAAAATTATATGAAAATTGTGACTGGGCACAAACAAGAATACAAGAATTTTCACCCCCAAGTGGTAAAATTAAATTAGGTAGGGCTACTAGATATGTAAGTGATTTTATGTCTCATGTATTTAATTCCCAAGGAAAAATAAAAGAACAACATTATCCATGTACTTGTGGATATTGTGAATAAAGTATTGATTTTGAATAATACTTATATATGTATAACAAATGTTTTAAATTAAATTAAGATTATGAGTAATAATAAAAAAATGACACTAACTAGTGTTAAAGTAAAGAGCGATTTATTCGACAATTTCAAAATCGAGTGTGTTAGACGTAAATTTTCTTTTCAAAAACTTGCTGATCGTAGCTTGTTTTTGTATCTTACAGATGAGAATTTCCGTAAACAAATAACAAACCAAATAAATCTCGATTTACAAAATGAAGAATAATAAATTTCCATACTTACCAAAAGAAAAAAGAAAGAAAATATTATTAATTTGTGACGACATCAGAGTACATTCTGGGGTAGCCACAGTAGCAAAAGAAATAGTAGTCCATACTGCCCATCATTTTAATTGGGTACAAATGGCAGGAGCGATCAAACACCCAGAAAGTGGTAAGAGATTAGATTTAACACCTGATACTAATAATTTAGCTGGAATAAATGATTCTTCTGTATTTTTATATCCTGTAGATGGGTATGGTCACCCACAACAAGTTAGACAAATAATTAACATAGAAAAGCCTGATGCTATTATGTTATTTACTGATCCAAGGTATTTTACCCATATTTTTAATATGGAACAAGAAATACGAAGAAATATTCCAATTACATACTTAAATATTTGGGATGACTACCCAGCTCCAATGTATAATAGAGCATTTTATGAGTCATGTGATTTATTAATGGGAATTTCTAAACAAACTGTAAATATTAATAAATTAGTATTAAAAGGACATGAAGGTAATAGAATATTTAAATATCTACCTCATGGTAAAGATGAAAATATATATTATCCTATAGTTAATAAAGATAAAGAATATGAAGTATCTATTAATAATCTATTCAAAGGACAAAAACCGAAATTTGTAGCATTTTATAATTCTAGAAATATAAGAAGAAAACAAGTACCAGATACTATGTTAGCTTTTAGAGCGTTCTTAGATTCTCTACCAGAAGATGAAGCTAAAGATTGTTATTTAATTATAAAATCAGAACCAGTTACAGATCCAGGTACTGATTTACCTAAAGTTAAAGAATATTTGTTTGATGAAAAATATCCTAATAATATTAAATTTATTTTTGGAAAAATAGAAGAAAAACATCTAAACCATTTATATAATATAGCTGATGTTCAGATATTATTAACATCTAATGAAGGTTGGGGGTTAGCAAATACAGAGGCAATATTAGCTGGAACTCCAATTATAGCTAATGTTACTGGAGGTATGCAAGATCAAATGAGATTTGTAGATGAAAATGGAAAATGGTTTACACCTAGTGCAGATATTCCTTCTAATCATAGAGGAACTTATAAAAAACACGGTGAATGGGCGTTCCCAGTTTATCCAACAAGTAGATCGATTCAAGGTTCACCTCCAACACCTTATATCTTTGATGACAGATGTAGATGGGAAGATGCAGCTGATAGATTAAAAGAATGTTATAAGTTAGGAAGAAAAGAATTAAAGAGAAGAGGTTTAAAAGGAAGAGAATGGGCTATTAGTAATGAAGCTGGTTTTACTTCTGAACAACAAGGTAATAAAGTAATGGAGGTATTTAATGAATTATTTGATACTTGGAAGCCAAGAGAAAAATATGAATTAGTTAATACCAATGAATATAAAGGTAAATTTTTAAATCATAAAATAATATATTAATGAGTAAACCAAGATTTGTAATATCATGCCCTTTTGATACCTACTCAGGTTATGGGGCTAGAGCAAGAGATGTAGTTAAAGCTATTATTGAATTAGATAAATATAAGGTTGAATTATTATCTCAAAGATGGGGAGAAACATCTTGGGGATTTTGTAAAGATCATCCTGAATGGAAATTTTTGTATAAACATTTAGCAACCCATGAGTGGCAAAAAGTACAACCTGATATTTGGATGCAAATTACAATCCCAAATGAATTCCAACCAGTAGGAAAATATAATATAGGATTAACTGCAGGGATTGAAGCTACGGCTTGTAAAGCAGAATGGATTGAAGGATTAAATAGAATGGATATGAATTGGGTATCATCTAATTTCTCAAAAAGAACACTCGAATCTATGGTATTTGATCAAAAAGATCAACAATCCCAACAAATAATTGGACAAGTTAAACTCCAAAAACCAATAGAAGTTTTATTTGAAGGTGTTGATATAACTAAATACAAAACAATCCCATCATCAGATATTAAAAATATAACATTAAAAAATTTAAAAGAATCATTTTGTTATTTATTTGTTGGTCATTGGATGCAAGGTGAAGTAGGTCATGATAGAAAAAATGTTGGAATATTAGTTAAAAATTTCTACGAAGCGTTTAAAGACAAACGAGGACCAAAACCAGCATTAATATTAAAATGTTCAACTGGGGTAGCTTCATATATGAGTAGAGATGCTATATTAGATAAAATTAAACAAATTAGACAAGGACTTAAATCTTCAAATTTACCTAATATTTATTTACTTAATGGTGAATTTAATGATTCTGAGATGAATGAATTATATAATCATCCTAAAGTTAAAGCTATGGTTAGTTTAACTAAAGGAGAAGGTTTTGGAAGGCCTTTATTAGAATTTAGTATGACTGGAAAACCAATAATAGCATCAGGTTGGTCGGGACATATTGATTTTCTTAACCCAGAATTTGTTTCTTTACTTCCTGGTACATTAGAAAATGTTCATCCTAGTGCTGCTAATGACTGGTTAGTAAAAGAAGCTAAGTGGTTTCAAGTAAGTTATAGTCATTCTTTATCGATATTTAAAGATATGTTTAAAAATTATAAAAAATATATAGTTAAAGGTAAAAAACAAAAATATTATGCTAAATCTAATTTTAGTTGGGAAAAGATGAAAGAATTTATTAATACAAAACTTGATGTAAATGTTCCTCAATTTGCCCAACAAGTAGAATTAAAATTACCTGAACTAAATTTACCTAATTTAAAAAAAGTTAAATAATGAAATTTGATGAATTAAGAGAATGTTCTCGTTGTGGATCTGATGCTTGTTACAGACAAGAAATAAGTAAAGATGTATCTATTGAATTATGTTATGGATGTGGTTTCCAATCTAATTCAATAATGAAAAAAGGAAGTAAGTTTTTTAATGAACAATGGGAATTATTACCTGAACTTTATAAAGTATTAATGGATGAAGAAGAAGATAATGGTAAAATTTGGATGCCATCTCACATTAATGTTAAAGAAAAAGGAATGATATTTGCTACTGGAAATGGAAGAAGTAATTGGAGATGGGGAGCTGTAAAATCAATTCCGGTATCTAAGGAAGAAAAAGAAAAATACAAAGGAGAAGAATACAAATCAGATATGAGTACTGTAAAATATTTTATGGAAAGAGATTTTATGGAAGCTTTATCTTATATAGGAATAATACCAGAATAATATGAAAATACTAGTTACAGGAGCTGCTGGGTTTATTGGCACTAATTTAATAAAAAGATTAATAAAAGAAGGACATGAAGTCCATGGTCTAGACGATTTTTCAACTGGTTATCGTGAAAATAAAGTAAAGGATGTTCCCTATATTGAACAAGATGTAAGTGATCTAAAGTATTGGGGAGAAGATGAGGGTTATAAAAAATTATATGAAGGATTAGGTAATACAAGATTAAGTAATGATTATAATCTAATATATCATTTAGCTGGATTATCTAGAATCCAACCATCATTTAATAACCCAGATGAAACATTTAAAGTTAATACTATTGGTACTCAAAAAGTTTGTGAGTATGCTAGAATAATAGGAGCAAAAGTTGTTTATGCTGGTTCATCTTCTAAATGGCATAATCCTTATCAATCACCTTATTCTACTTGTAAGTATTTAGGAGAAGAAATTTGTAAGATGTATAAACTTACTTATGGAATGGACATTGAAATAGCTCGTTTTTATAATGTTTATGGTCCTTATGAAGTAATAGATGGAGATTGGGCTGCTGTTATTGGTATATGGAGAAGACAGGTTAGAGATGGTGAAGAAATTACAATAGTAGGAGATGGTGAACAAAGAAGAGATTTTACTCATGTAGATGACATAGTAGATGGATTATGGAGAATTGGAATGAAAAATAAAAAACATGAAGATGCTTGGGAATTAGGAACGGGAAATAATTATTCTATAAATGAAGTATATCAAATGTTTAAAAATAAATTTAACGTTAATTGTACTTACCTTCCTGACCAAAAAGGAAACTATAGAGTTACTTTAAGAGAAAGAGATGATGCTTTAGGTTTATTAGGATGGCAACCTAAAGATAGATTAAAAGAATATATACAAAGTTTATGAAAATAAGTTATGCTATTACAGTTTGTAATGAATTTGTTGAAATACAAAAATTAGTTCTATTTTTGTTAGACCATAAAAGAATAGAAGATGAAATTGTAATTCTTTATGACCATAAAAATGGGGATGAAGGAGTTGAGGAATTTTTAAGAAGTCATTCGGTTAATTGTGAATTTATGTGGCATAAAGGTGATTTTCATAATCACTTTGCAGATTGGAAAAATAAATTAACTGATTTATGTTCTGGGGATTATATTTTTCAAATAGATGCAGATGAAGTCCCAAATAGATTATTAATTAAAAGTCTACCTAAAATATTAGAATCAAACCAAGATACTAATGATGTTTATTTAGTTCCAAGAGTAAATACAGTAGAAGGATTAACTGATGAACATATAAAAAAATGGGGATGGAAAGTTAATGCAAAAAATTGGGTTAATTGGCCTGATTATCAATGGCGTATTTGGAAAAATAAGCCTGAGATTAAATGGATAAATAAAGTTCATGAAAAATTAGAGGGTCATAAAACTTATGGAGCACTTCCTCCAATGGAAGATTTAGCATTATATCACCCTAAAACTATAGATAGACAAGAAAAACAAAATAATTATTATAATACTCTTTAAGATGGCAGATAATCAAAATAATGGTAATACTCAACTTAATACTGATAGAAATAATTTAAATCAAAGAGTTAGTAAACTAGCGTATTTAGGTAAAAGTAGTAAAGTAAAATGGTCTGATAGAAGACGCTTTAGAAATATATAAATGAATATAACATTTTTAACTGAAATGGGATTTGAGGGTAAAGTACCTTCTAATCATCCTAACATGAGAACAGAATTTGCTTGGATGTATGCTTTAGGAGCTAATCATCACACTCTTTTTGATTATCAAAATGTTAAAAATCAAGATCATGTTTTTGTAATATTCCCAAAAGGCGAAACATTCTTAAATGCTGTAGGAGTAAAACTATCAGAAAAACCAAATCCTGCTTCTAATTTATTACAATCAAATTTTATAGATACCCTTAAAAATAATAACAAAAAAGTTCATTATATACAAGAAGGTCCGTCGTGGTTTTTTAATGATTATGAAATATTTGACCAATTTAGTTTTTATAATTTTTTATCTAAATGTGATAGCATATTTGCACACAATGAAATAGATACTAGATTTTATAAAGGTCTATTCCCAGATAAAAAAGTAAGTGTTATTAGTACTTTACTTATTGAGGAATTAATTAAACATATAACTCCTGTTGTAGAAGATAAAGTAATTATTGGTGGAAATTTTGCAAGATGGTATGGAGGATTTCAAAGTTATGTGGTTGCTGATGTTTTTGGAGTTGAAAAATGGACTCAAGATTCTCACGCAAAAAGACCAAATGAATCAAATATACCGGATTTAAATCACCTTCAACGACTCCCATGGGCGGGTTGGATGAGTGTGTTATCTACGTTTAAATACGCTGTACATTTAATGCCTACTGTTGCTGCTGGCACCTTTAGTTTAAATTGTGCTTATTTTGGTATACCTTGTATTGGTAATATAAAAGTAGACACCCAAAGATATTGTCATCCTGAATTATCTGTTGCAGTTGATGATGTAGAAAAAGCTAGAAAGATGGCTTATAAATTAAAAACAGATAAAGAATTTTACAATAAATGTAGTACACAATCAAAAGAATTATATAGAGAACATTATGATATAAAAGTATGGCAAGAAAAAATAAATTTAAAGTAGTAATTCCTTCATATAATAATGAAAAATGGGTAGAGGCTAATGTAGCTAGTATACTTAAACAAACCTATACTAATTATGATGTTCTATACATTAATGATGCTTCTACAGATAATACACCAAATATTATTAAGAATATAGTAGATAACCATGAATTAGATAATTGGACTATATTAAATTGGAAAGATAATAAACAAAGAGGATATAACGTAAACCCAAATGAAGATCATATTATTAATTTTATTGATAATGATGAAGATATTATTTTATTTGTAGATGGTGATGATTGGTTATATGATGAAAATGTATTCCAAAAATTGAACGATTATTATAACTCTACAGATTGTTGGATGACTTATGGTGGAATGTATTGTTATCCAACTGGTAATTATGCTCACCCACAAAATTCACCTTATAGTGAGGAAGTACATAAAAATAAATTATATAGAAAAGATATATGGAGAGCAAGTCATTTAAGAAGTTTTAAGTGGTTCTTATATAGTAAAATACAAAAAGAAGATTTAATTTGGAGTAAAACAGGAGAATATTATTATAATGCTGAAGATTTAGCTGTGTCTTTTTATTGTATGGAAATGTGTCCTAAAGAAAAAATTGGTGTTCTAAATTTCCCAACTTACGTATATAATGAAGACCCAGAAATAGTTAAAAGGGGATTAGAAAGACAAGATAAAGATATAGAGGATCCTCAAGGACAAGAAGCGGAAATTAGAGCTAAAGAGCCTTATAAAACTTTATTTTCAAAAGATCCAAAACATAAAATTCAACCTATTTTAGCTGGTGGGTTAGGTAACATGATGTTCCAAATAGCGGCTGCAGTAGGTTTAACTCAAAAACGTAATTTTGAAGTAGTAACTGATTATTCTCATTTAGGTACATTACATAAACCACCTATAACTTATAAAGACAATATATTTAAATACGTTAAATTTTTAGAAGAAGATTTATCAACTTCTACTAGGGTAAACACCGAAGTAAGTGATTTTACTTATAAACCAGATGTAATTATTCCTGATGATGATGTTCAATTATTTGGTTATTATCAATCATATAAATACTTTGATAATTGTAAAGATTGTATAAGATCATTATTTTTACATTCAACTTATAAACCAAGAATAGGGTATGTTTCTATACATGTTAGAAGAGGTGATTATATAAATTTATCTTCATTTCATCATAATTTAACTATTGATTATTATAATAATGCAATAGATTATTTTAAAGGATATAAATTTTTAGTTTTTAGTGATGATATAGAATGGTGTAAAGAGAATTTTAAAGGTGATGAATTTGAATTTGTACAAAATGAAAATGATTGGGAAGATTTATACATGATGGTTGAATGTGAACATAATATTATAGCTAATTCAACATTTAGTTGGTGGGCAGGATATCTAAATCCTAATAAAGACAAAAAAGTAATTTACCCTGACAAATGGTTTGGGCCTGTTTATAAAGAATTTTCAACCCAAGATTTATTTCCTTTAGATTGGGTTTGCTTAACTGAGAATGTTCCTCAAATAGAAATCAATTTATTTGATAATGCTTGTAGACACCTAGTAAAACCTAATGGAAGATATTCTTCAGTACATGACAAAATATCAAAACATATAAAATTTGTAAGAGATGTAGATGATTATAAAGGTATAACTTTATTTACTGATGAATATTTAACTAATGGTAAGTCTAAAAAAGTAAAATCTGATAGGAAAATTGGTTGGTTAATGGAAACTAGAGAGGTTTATCCACAAAGATATGATCAATTTGAAACTTATATGGATGATTTTGAGTTTATTCTTACACATGATAAAGACTTATTATCAAATTATCCTACTAAAACAAAATTAGTGCCTTTTGGAGGTTGTTGGATTAAAGATTCTAATTTTAGAATTACAAATAAATCTAAAAATTTATCAATGATTTACTCTGATAAGAACATATTTGAAGGGCATAGGTTAAGACATGAAATATCAAAAAACGTTAATGAGATAGATTTATTTGGTAGGGGAACTCCAAATCCTGTTGATTATAAAGAAGAATCTTTATTAGATTATAGGTATTCTATAGTCGTAGAAAATTCAAAAACTGATAATTATTTTACCGAAAAATTAATAGATTGTCTTGCTGTAGGTACTATTCCTATTTATTGGGGTTGTCCTAATATAGATAATTATTTTAATTTGGATGGTATTATTACTTTTAATACATTAGAGGAGTTAAATAAAATTCTACCTACTTTAAATAAAAACTTATATGAATCTAAATTAGATGCAATAACTAATAATTTAGAAAAAAGTAAAGAATATAATGTAACAGAAGATTGGATTTATAAAAATATAATAAATGAGTAATATATTAAGTATATACGGTTCACATGATGCATCAGTAACATTTCTTGATTCTAATAATCAATTAAAAGTGTTAGAATATGAAAGATTTGTAAGAAATAGGTATGCTATGTTTTCTGAGAGATTTGATGATAGAGCTTTGGGGTCAAATGATAAAGACAGAAGGAAATTTTTGTCTTATATAAAGTCTCAAATTAATTATGAAGTAGACAAAATTGTTTACAACGAATTATCAGATTTAGATAAGGAATTAATAATAGAATATTTTCCAAAAGCTAAATTCGAATTATGTGGGCATCATCTAGCTCATGCAGCTAGTGGTTATTATCTTTCTGAATTTGATAAAGCTTTAATATTATCTATTGATGGTGGGGGACAAGATTACAATGATGTCTTTTTTACTAGAATATATAAAGGAAATGAATCAGTAATAATTCCTTTAGATTCACCTGATGTCAATTTAGGTGGGGCATATGGTAAGATAGGAAGTCCCATATCAGAAATTAAACCTGGACCAGATTCAAATATAGACTCATTAGTATATGCAGGTAAAGTAATGGGTTTATGTGCTTATGGTAATATTAGAACTGAATGGATAGAAGCTATGGTTAACTATTATGATAGTAAAGCTCAATCATTAACAACTTTAGGTAAAGCTATTGGTTTAAACTTAACATATAATTCATTAAAGGGACAACAAAGTTATGATTTAGCTGCTACATCTCAATTTGTCTTTGAAAACTTTGTATTAGAAATTTTAAAACCCTATATCGATTCATATGATAATTTTATTTTAGTAGGAGGATGTGCTTTAAATGTTTTATTCAATCAAAAGTTAAAAGAAATACTAAATAAGAAAAATAAAAATTTATATGTACCTCCAAATCCAAATGATTGTGGTTTATCTTTAGGTCAATATTTAATGCATAATCAAAAAACTGATGTTGATGTTTATAGTGGATTTGATATATTAGATAGAGAAAAATTTGAGAATTATAAAGAAAAATATAATACTCGTAAAATAGATACACAAGAAATAGTAGATATTTTAAAAGAAGGAAAAATAATTGGATTAGTAGAGGGTTGTTCTGAAATAGGTCCTAGAGCGTTAGGTAATAGAAGTATTATTTGTGATCCCTCTTTTCCTAATATGAAAGACACTTTAAATGCTAAAGTAAAATTTAGAGAATGGTTCAGACCATTTGCCCCAGTTTGTAGATTAGAAGATAAAGATAAATACTTTAATAAAGCTTATGAATCAGAATTTATGAGTTATGCTCCTGATGTCAAAGAAGATTACAATGTAGAATTAAAAACTATAACACATGAAGATGGAACAGCAAGACTACAAACAGTAACTAAAAAACAACATAGTACTTTTTATAATATTTTAAGTGAACTAGATAAATCAAATGAAATCCCAGTTATATTAAATACATCTTTCAATATTAAGGGTAGACCTATTTTAACAACTATAGAAGATGCTATTTATGTTTTAGAAAATACTGAACTAGATTATTTAATAGTAGAAAATTATTTATTTACAAAATGAGAATTGTAGTAACAGGAGGAAGTGGATTAGTAGGTAAGCATTTACAGGAAATATTACCTGATGCTTTTTATTTAAGTAGTAAAGATTGTGATCTAACAGACATAAAAAAGGTTAGGTGGATGATTTCTTCTTATACACCTGATGTTGTAATTCATTTAGCAGCTAAAGTTGGAGGAATACAAGACAATTTAAAATACCCAGCTGATTATTTTGATGATAATATCCTAATCAATACTAATATTGTTAAAGTATGTAAGGAATATGATGTAAAAAGATTTATTGGTATATTAAGTACTTGTATTTATCCTAGTGTTGTTGATAATTACCCTATGACTGAGGAAGATTTATTTATAGGTCCTCCTCCACCATCTAATTTTAGTTACGGTTATGCTAAACGTTGTTTAGCTGTTCAAATTGATGCTTATAATAAACAATTTAATACAGAATATAATTATCTAATACCTTGTAATTTATATGGTGATTATGATAACTTACATAATGAAAATAAAATGCACTTTATTACAGCCTTGTTAAATAAAATTAGGAAAAGCAAAGATAATTTATTACATTTATTAGGAACAGGTAAACCACTAAGACAATTTATGTATGCAGGTGATTTAGCTAAAATAATAAAAAAGGTTGTTGAAGATAACATTACAGAAAGTTTTAATGTTGCTCCTGATTTTAATTATTCTATAGATGAAATGGCTAAGATTGCTTTAGAAGTTACAGAAAAAAACTACGAAATAGTTTATGATAGACCAGATTTAGATGGTCAATTTAGAAAAGATGTTAGTAATAAAAAATTATTAAAAATATTCCCCGATTTTAAATTTACAAGTTTAAAAGAAGGATTAAAACAAGTTTATGATAAAATTAGTTAGTGATACAATAGATAAAAAAGATATAAACTCTTTAGTAGAATGGTTATCTCAAGATGAAATACCTAGATTAACTAAAGGTGAATTAACTTGGGAACTAGAAAAAAAGTGGGCTAAAAAAATAGGTACTAAATATTCTGTTTTTGTTAACTCGGGTTCATCAGCTATATTACTTACTTTGGCTGCTTTAAAATATTCTAATAAATTAAAAAATCAAAAAATTATAGTACCTTCTCTTAGTTGGGCGACTGATGTTAGTTCACCTATGCTTTTGGGTTATGAAACTTTTATGTGTGATTGTAATTTAGAAGATTTGTCTTGTGATTTAGATTATTTAGAAAATTTATTTAAAGTACATGATCCTTCTGTTTTTATTTTAGTATCACCACTTGGATTAATTCCAAATATGAAAAAAATAATAAAATTATGTAAAAAATATAATGTATTATTACTTGAGGATGTATGTGAAAGTATGGGTTCTAAATATCAAAATAAATACCTAGGTAGTTTTGGATTAGCTTCATTTTTCTCATTGTATTTTGGTCATCATTTATCTACTATAGAAGGAGGATTTATAAACACAGATGATGATAATTTATATCATTTACTTTTAATGATGAGAAGTCATGGATGGGATAGAGATCTACCTAAAGAAATTCAAAAACAATTAAGAAAAGATTATAAATGTTCTGATTTTGATGCATTATATAATTTCTATGTTCCTGGATTAAATGTACGTTCTACTGATTTGCAAGCGTTTATAGGAATAAGAGCTATAGATAAATTAGATAATTATTCTAAAAAACGTAGAAAAAATTTCAAAAAATATATTAGTAAAATTAAAACAAATAACCTTAAATTAAGTGAAAATAAAGATGATTTCGTTTCTAATTTTGCCCTTCCAGTTGTTAATAGACATAGAAATAAAATAACTCAGGAACTTCAGGATAATAATATCGAAGTTAGGCCTTTAATTGCAGGTAACATGGCTACTAAACCTATGTGGTATAATGAAAATTTAATACCTAAATTACCTAATTGTGAATATGTTAATGAGTTTGGATTCTATATTCCTAACCACCAAGACTTAACAGATAAAGAAATAAATTTAATAACAACAATAATTAATAAGTATGAGTAAAGTAGCATTAATTACAGGTATAAATGGACAAGATGGTTCTTATTTAGCTGAATTTTTAGATAAGAAAGGTTATGAGATTTGGGGTACAGTAAAAAGAAATTCTGTAGCAGAAAACCAAACGGCTAGATTAAATGATAATTTATTTAGTAAACTTAATTTAGAATATGCCGATTTAAATGATTTATCTTCACTTATTAGAATAATACAATTATCTCAACCTGATGAGATCTATAATTTAGCTGCTCAATCTCATGTTAGAATTAGTTTTGACCAACCAATTTATACATCACAAACCACAGGAATTGGAACACTTAAATTATTAGAAGCGGTTAAATTAACTAAACCTGATGCTAAAGTTTATCAAGCGTCATCATCCGAAATGTTTGGTAACTCTTTAGATGATGATGGATATCAAAGAGAAACTACTCCTTTACATCCTGTATCCCCTTATGGTTGTGCTAAAGTATTCTCATATAATATATGTAGAAATTATAGAAATTCTTATGGTATGTTTGTATCAAATGGTATTTTGTTTAACCATGAATCTCCAAGGAGAGGAACTAATTTTGTAACTAATAAAGTGGTTAAAGCAGCAGTACAAATTAAATATGGATTAAAAAATGAATTAGCATTAGGTAACTTGGATGCCACTAGAGATTGGGGACATGCAGAAGATTTTGTTGAAGCTATGTGGTTAATGTTACAACAAGAAAAACCAGGTGATTATGTTTGTGCTACTGGGGTTTCTCATAGCGTAAGAGATTTATGTGAATATGTTTTTACTAAATTAGGATTAAATTATAAAGATTATGTTAAAGTAGATCCTAAATATTTTAGAGCAGAAGAATTACATGATCTAAAAGGTGATTCATCTAAATTGAGAAAATTAGGTTGGAAACCTAAACATGATTTTGTATCATTATTAGATGATATGATTAACTATTGGTCAGTTAAATATATAAAATAAATATGAAAAAAGTATGGTACGCACCTAATAAGCATGAAGCTTATGGGGAAGAAGAAATAAAAGCAGTTGAACAATGTCTTAAAGATGGTTGGTTAGCTGGCTTTGGTCCTCGTTCTATTGAATTTGAGGAAAAAATAGCTAAACAATTTGGAAAGAAATTTGGAGTATTTGTAAACTCAGGTTCGTCTGCTTGCCTATTAGCTTTAGCTGCATTAGATCTACCTAAAGGCAGTAAAGTATTAACTCCAGCATTAACGTTCTCAACTACATTAGCACCTATTATTCAATTAGGTTATAAACCAATTTTCATTGATTCTAATTTAACGTCTTACGTACCTAATGTTGATGATATATTAAAAGCAGTATTAGACAACCCAGATATTAAAGCCATTATGATACCAAATTTAATTGGTAACAAACCAGATTGGGAAAAATTAAAAGAAGAATTATTTGATTTAGGTAGATTTGATATTTATCTAATTGAGGACTCAGCAGATACTGTTACATATACCGAAGAATCAGATGTTTCTACTACTAGTTTTTATGCTTCACATGTAATTACAGCTGGTGGTATGGGTGGAATGGTAATGTTTAACGATGAAAAACATGTTAAACGTGCATTAATGTATAGAGATTGGGGTCGTATTGGAGATAACAGTGAAAACATGGATGAACGTTTTGCTCATAATGTTGATGGTTTACCATATGATTATAAATTTTTATATGGTGTTTTAGGTTATAATATGAAATGTAGTGAAATGAGTGCTGCTTTTGGTTTAGTTCAATTAGAACGTTTTCAAACATTTAAAGATAAAAGACGAGCAAATATAGAAAGATACTTAGAAAATCTTAAAGATGTTAAAGAATTAATACTACCAGATGATAGTATTAAACCAAATTGGTTAGCTATCCCATTACAAACAGATCGTAGATTAGAATTACTTAACTATTTAGAAAATAATAATATACAAACTAGAGTAACATTTGCTGGTAACGTTACTAGACACCCAGTTTATAGAGAATATCTACAAGAATTTGAAAATGCTGATATAGTAATGAAAAATGGGTTCTTATTAGGTGCTCATCATGGGATGGATTTAGATGATGTTGATTACGTTTGTGATAAAATAAAAGAATTTTTTGCCCAATGAAAGTAGTATACGTTACAGGTTGTTTAGGTTTTATAGGTTCATATGTTACTAGAACTTGTCTAGAAAAAGGATGGTATGTTAGAGGCATAGATAAAATGACTTACGCATCTAATCCTGGTTTATTAGATGAATTTAATAAATATGATAATTTTATTTATGAAAATAAAGATATTAATGACATTGAATTTCTTTATGAGTGTGATTATATTATTAATACTGCAGCTGAAACACATGTAGGTAATTCAATAGTTAAAAGTGAAGATTTTTTACATTCTAATGTTAATGGGGTACACAACATACTTGAATTAATTAGAAATTATAGGGCAGAAACAGATAAATTACCTATTTTACTCCATTTTAGTACAGATGAAGTTTATGGTGATATTACAGATGGAGAACATATAGAAACAGATATACTAAACCCATCTAATCCCTACTCAGCAACAAAAGCCGCTGCAGATCAATTAATTTTAGCCTGGGCTAGAACGTATAAATTACCTTATGTTATTTTAAGACCAACAAATAATTATGGTATAGGCCAATATACTGAAAAATTAATACCTAAATCAATTAAATATCTTGGTTTAGATAAACCTATTCCTTTACATAATGAGGGTACTCCAATAAGAAATTGGCTGCACGCACAAGATACTGCTAATGCAGTAATTACTATTATAGAAAGGCCTTATCATGTTCGAGATGAAATTTATAATATTTGTGGTGGATTTGAACAATCAAATATGACTACAGTAGAAAAAATAATTAATTTATATCATCCTGAGGATGAAGCATTAAAAAAACAATTTCCTCATTATCCTCAAAGACGAATTTTTGAATACCTAGATTTAGATTATTCTAGACAGGGTCAAGATATAAGATATGCTTTAAATGATGATAAATTAAGAAAATTAGGTTGGGAACCTAAAAAAATATTTGATGATGAATTACCTAATATAGTTGAATATTATAAAAATAATTTTATATGGTAATGAATAAATTAAAAAAACGTATACTAGAAATTGCTTATAAACATAAATTATCACATTTAGGTTCTTATTTATCTGCAGTAGATATAGTAGACGAAATTTACAAAACAAAAAACCCAGAAGATATTTTTATATTATCTTCGGGTCATGCGGCTTTAGCATTATATGTTATATTAGAAAAGTATGAAGGTAAAAACGCAGAAGAATTATTTGTTAAATATGGAGGTCATCCTCATTTAGCAGAAGAAGATGGTATTTATTGCTCAACTGGAAGTTTGGGGACAGGTATTACTATTGGAGTTGGAAGAGCATTAGCTAATAAGAATAGAAAAGTATATATTTTAATTAGTGATGGTGAATGTGCTGAAGGAAGTATTTGGGAATCGTTACGCTTTATTAAAGAACATAATATGAATAACATTGAAATATATGTTAACATAAATGGTTATGCAGCTTATGATAAAGTAGATACACAATATCTTTCTGATAGGTTAAAGGTGTTTTTACCCACAATAGAACTAAGATATACATCAGTTAATCAGACTCCATTTTTAAAAGGAATTAATGCTCATTATCATATTATGAGTGAAGAAGATTATAAATCATTATGAGAAAACAATTTGCAGAATTTTTACATGACGAAATGTCTTTAAATGAGGACATTCATGTTTTAACTGGTGATTTAGGTTATGGTCTTTGGGATAAAATTAAATTAGATTACCCTGATAGATTTATTAACTTTTTATCGTCTGAACAATTAATGTTAGGAGCTGCCTGTGGGATGGCTTTAGAAGGTAAAGTACCTGTTGTTTATTCTATCACACCCTTTTTATTATACAGACCATTTGAATGGATTAGAAATTATTTAAATAATGAAAAAATACCAGTTAAATTAGTTGGAGGTGGTAGAGATAAAGATTATGGATATCTAGGTTTTTCTCATTGGGCCGAAGAAGATGTTAAAATATTATCTGAATTTGATAATATTAAGTTATACAAACCATCAACCCCAGAAATTAAAATATTCAAAAGAATGTTATATAATAATGAACCTTCTTACTTAAATTTAAAAAGATGAAAATATTAGTAACTGGTAAAAATGGGTATGTTGGGAGTAGTATAATTAATAAATTACAATATTCCGATCAGGTACCTTATGATATAATTGGAGTTGGTAGAGATGATTTTGATCTAACTAATAGAATAGAAACTAAGGAATTTTTTAGAGGCAAAAAATTTGATTGTGTTATTCACACAGCTAATGTAGGTGGTAGCCGTTTATCTAAAGATAGTAGTGATGTTTTATTTAAAAACATTTCTATGTTTAATAACTTATGTAGTCAATTTGTATGTTATGACCATTTAATAAGTTTTGGTTCGGGTGTGGAAAGAATGTATCCCACTGATCCTTATGGTTTAAGTAAAAGTATTATTAATTCTATTATAAAATCAGAAAAAAAGTATACTAATATAAGAATTTTTGGTGTATTTGATGAAAATGAATGGGATACTAGATTTATAAAATCTAATATTAAAAGATATATTAATAAAGAACCTCTAATAATACATCAAAATAAATTTATGGATTTTATCTATATGGATGATTTAATTAAATTAATTAACTATTCTGTTACACATCCCCACCATAAATTATTAGAAGCTAATTATGTTCAACCCTATACCCTACTTGATATAGCTTTATTTATAAATGAATTATCAAGTCATAGATGTGAAATAAAATTTCAAGAAGAAGGTATAGCTGATCCTTACACTGGTGGTCTAAACCAATTAAAATTACCATATATTGGTATGGAAAGAGCCTTAAAACGAGTTTATGAAGCAATTAATTAGTTTTTGTATTAATACAGCTGTTAATGAATTAGATTATATTAAATTATTATTTAAATCATTAGAAGATAATCTATCTACATTAGAACATGAAATAATTGTTTTTATAGACTCAGATAATCAAGGTACTTCAGAATGGTTAATTGAACAAAAATCAATATTTCCAAATTTAAAAATATTAAATAATCCTCTTCCTGTGTGCTATGGGTATGCTCGAAATATTAATGAGATGTTTAAATTTGCATCTAACGACATTGTATCATATCTTCAATCAGATATGGTAATTAGTAAAGACTATGATGTATACATAAGTAAACACATAAAAGATAATATGATATTATCTAGTACTAGAATAGAACCACCATTACATGGGCCTGGGTTAGAAAAACATACTATGGATTTTGGTTTAACCCCTAAAGACTTTCAATATGAAATGTTTTTAGATTGGTGTGAACATAATAGAGAAGATAAACAAACTGAGTATTTCTTCGCTCCTTTTACTTTATATAAAAAAGTCTGGAATGAAATAGGGGGTCATGATACTTGTTTTAGACGTTCTAGAGAAGATTCTGATGTATTAAATAGATTAGTTCTGAATGGAAATAAAATCATCCAGACTTGGGATGTTTTAGTTTATCATTTTACTTGTGTATCTAGTAGAGGACAAGATTGGCATAATAAACAAAATCAAAAAGCACAAGCAAGAGCTGTATTACAACAACATGCTGATATGATTGAAATGTCTCGAATTAATAGAAAATGGGGTGGATTTAGTCATGGTAAACCTAATAATTATTATTACAATATAAATTCAGAAATTAATATAGATAGTAATAACTTTAATACATTTAAAATGATTTCTACATTTTTTAATGTAAATTATATAAATGATATTTCATTTTATAATGAATTTATCAATCAAAATGAACACACTTATGCTAATCAATTATTAAATTTTACAGATAAACATTGGGAGGAATATTCTTATATGTATAATACTGAAGATTTAGAAGATTATGTAAGTTTATTGGATTCTAAGGGTGATATAGTGGTTAAATTTAATTTATCTAATATTAATCAAAATAATTTCAATAGCGTTATTTACAATCTACAACATATAATTCATCAATATGATGAAGGAACATATGAATATGATGGATTTACTATAATTATTAATAAAAAAAATAACGTAATTAAAGAAAAAATTAAAATTTCCAATCCTTCTATAAGAAAATCGCATAAATATTTGGTTTCCTAATATATCTTTCGTATATTTACCCAGAATTTCAAAAGGTTATATATTTATGCAACAGACTATTAAAACTTCATTAAAAATGAAAAAGATCCCTTGTTCACAATGTGGTTCTCCAATGCCTGAATTAAGATTAACACAATATGGATATGATTTTTGTGTAAACTGTTCAACTGTGGGAGCTAAAAAAGGAGTACCCATAATGAGAGGAGTTGGAGACCATACATGGACTGAAACTGTTATTATGGAAGAAGAAGATTATGTCAAATTCCAAGAATTAGAAGCTGAAGAGAATAAAGCTATAACAAATCCTAAAACTAAATAATATGCCCAAGCCAAAGCCACTATCAAAAGAAATGATAGTAGCAGCTCAAGCAAATACTAAGTCTAATTTAGCTGCTTCAAGATATTTACATGTTTCTTACCAACATTATAAGAGATATGCTAAAATGTATAATTTATTCGAATCACATAAAAACCAAAGTGGTAAAGGAATACCTAAATTTTTAAAAGGTAGTGGTAAAGAACCCGCTCTTTTAGATATAATTGAGGGTAGAATATCATCAGCCCATTTCTCTCCTGCTAAAATTAAGTATAGACTTATAGAAGAAGGATATTTATCAGAAGAATGTTCAATGTGTGGTTTTAAAGAACGTAGGGTATTAGATTATAAAATGCCATTACTGTTACACTTCAAAGATAATAATAAATCAAACTACAGTCGCGATAATATAGAGTTACTCTGTTATAATCATTATTTTTTAACGGTAGGTGATATATTCACTGAAAAAGACGTTAAACAAATTGAATCCCATCAGGAACATTTTGGGACATCAGATAAAGTAGAATGGGAAGTAGATGATTATCATTTACAAAGATTAAAAGAACTTGGATTAGAAGATGAAGATGAAGTAAACCAATATATTTCTAGAATATGATAAATAAAAAACATAAAAAAATAGTTGATAACTATTCAAAACAAAAATCTAAACATTTAGATAAATTAGCTACTAAAACATTAGCTAATGATGAAAAACTTCAAAAATTAAAATCAAAACAAATAAAAGGTGATTTTCTTAAAAATTTTTAATATGAAAAAAGTACTTACATTATTATTATTTTTATCAATATTTTCATTATTATCTGCTTTAACGTATAAAACTATAAGAGTGTTTACTCCTGCTGTAGTAGAAATAACCCCAGAACCTATTACAGTTATTAAGGTAGATCCTATAGTAGTAAAAATAAAAAAAGTTAAAGGTTATGACGATTTTTTAAATGCTTTAGGCCATCAAGAATCAGGTAATAGATATGATGTAGTAAATAGATATGGTTATATGGGAAAATATCAATTTGGTAAATCAACTCTAAAAACATTAAAAATAAAGGTTACTAAAGAAGCATTTTTAAATAGTCCTGATTTACAAGAATATGCTATGAAACAACTTCTTTTATATAATAAAAAAAGATTACAAAATTATATAATTGAATATGAAGGTAAAGTAGTTCATGGTGTTTTAGTTACAGAATCTGGGTTATTAGCTGCGGCTCATTTAGGAGGTCAAGGTAGTGTTAAAAAATGGTTTAGAACCGGTAAAGTAAGACAAGATGGAAATGGAGTAAAAATAACTAATTACATGAAACGATTTTCAGGGTATAAGCTATATTTATAACAAAAATTAAATGGCTAATATCCTTGTATCTAATTATAAATCTAATAAAAGAACAAAACGACCTGGAATACATGCAAAGAGCAAATCCAGTAAATTAAAAAATAGTAAAAACTATGTTAAAACCTATAGAGGACAAGGAAGATAAAATGACACTAACAACAGAAACATTTTTTAGACATATGTCAGATGATGATTTTATAGCTGTTATACAAGCAGGACAAATAGAAAATTTATGTAATGCTTTAACTATAGACTTACAAGCGGTAAATAAAATCAAAAAATATGAAGCCTAAATTACAAAAAACAATATTAACTAGAGAAGAATGGTTTAATGCCTTAAAAGTTCCCTCACCCCACAAAAATAAAAAGACTTACTCTAGAAAAGAAAAATTCAAAAATAGGGTGGAGTATTAAGATACTTTTCGTATCATATACGTCACCTGTTCTTTTAAATACAACTGAAGAAAAAAATGCGGTTATTCCGGACCGCTGTTATCAATTAAAATGAATATTAACCAAAACAATTATTATGAGAAAATTGATTATTTTACTGGCTATTGCGTTTACGTTTACGGCTAATGCACAGGAAAAGGGTGACTGGTATGTAGGTACTGGTGACGTTGCAAACGTTTCATGGACTGAATGGGCTATTAGCCCAAGTCTCGGCTACGCATTTACAGATGACCTAGTAGTAGGTTTTAATGTATCGCAAGTAGTTGATGAGGACATGGAATTTGATGTACACGCAAGATACTTCTTTGTTGAAGATTATTTTGCATATGTTGGAGTTGAAGACTTTGACTTTGACATGGTTCAAGTTGGTGTTGGAAAAATGTTTGAAATAAGAAAGAACATTTTTATCGATCCAAAAGTAGTGTACGATGTTAATGCATCAACCACAAATCTTACATTAGGGTTTGGTCTTAAATTTTAATATATTTAGAATTTAAGCTATAAGAAATGGCGCGTTTTTTATTAAACGCGCTTTTTTTATAAATGGATTTAATAATAAAAACTTTTTATATATTTATAATAAAATATAATTTAACAATAATAAAATGGGTATAGTTTATACAACACCAGATCCAGGAGATTGGTACTCTTGGATAAAAAAGGATAGAAATAAAGATATTCCTTTAAAAGAAGCAAGAAGAAAATTCTTACAAGAGCAATTAGATTTCCAAGACCAAATGTCTTACCATCAGAACTATGTAAATAGATTAAATGCATTAGCTAGTGATGGGTCACAAGGTGCTCAACACGGTATAGCTAATTCAATAAAATCAATTCACTTCCAAAATACACCATTAATTGTTGGTCCTAATTCTGGTACTTTCTTAGCAGTAACGGCTTCATTTGAGGATGCTGTTAGAGTAATAGGTGGAAATGTATTAGTTCAAGCTGCTAGTAACCAAGCTGGTGGTGGTGATCTAACCGACTCAGAAAGAGTTACACCATTTACATTAGCTACATTTGATGGTGTTGGTCAGGGTGGATTAGAGTTATACTTTAGTTCACATGATATCCCAGGTGTTCCAACTTATGATACTAATAATGAATATTTAGCTGCTACACTATTAAGTGGTAGTGCTGATTTTGCAAATTCTGATAGTGGTTCAGCTACAGGCCTTACAGATACATCTAATGCAAATGGATTAATATTATTATCATACTCAGCTTCTTATGGTGGTGGAGCTACTTCAACAGGTGTTAATATATCTGCTTCTGGTTTAAGAAATGGTGGTAATACCGATTATGTAAATATGATAGTAGCAACAGAACAATCATCATCAGTTGTTTACGCAGCAGGAGATGTATTTAGTTTAGATACTAGTGGACAAGGAATTGGTGGTACTGGTTTCTTATATTGGACAGTTGGCCCTGAAGATTTAACAGGAGATACACTTTCATTTGGTACTGGTTCATTATCATTACAATTACAAACTGGCGCAGCAATTGAAAATGCAGATGGTGAAGGTATACCAAGTTTAACTTATAATGAGGCTCAAGCTACTGATGATCCTAACTCAAGCACTGGTGGTTTAAAAACAATCACTGCTTTAGCGGCTTCAGCGAGTACTTATTAATAAGCTATATTAAGATAAATGCGAGGAGATTTGGTTACCCGAATCTCCTTTCGTATATTTACGGGTAAATAAAAATAAAGGTTATGGCACTTTGGGAATTTTCAAGTTTAAATAAGCATGGTAATTACAGAAAAAGAATAATACACACTAAAGGTGCATTAGGCATACCAGGTAGTGGATTTGGTCCATCTGTATTTGCTCGTAGATTTAAATACAAATACGAACATCCAGTTTTATCACCTGGTTTAACTATGCTAAATGGTAAAAAATATTTAATGCCATTATGGAAAGAGGTAGACCCAAATACTACTATGGATGATATTGAATGGATTAAACCTAAAATGAAAAGAACAGATCCAATAGTAGAAATAAATGTAAGTGGCAGTAACCCAGATATAAAATATAAAACAACATATTACCCAGATACAGAAAATTATTATTGTAACTGCCCAGGTAGATGGAGAGCATTTAATGGCAAATGTAAACATATAAAATCACTAGAAGAAAAAATAAATAAATAATATGACAAAATTAAACCAATTTATAGAAGATATGCGTGCCACAAGTAGTGGTAAGGAAAAAGTAGAAATAATAAAAAATGCGGGCCCATTTGTCCACAAAATATTAGAATATACTTATAACCCATTTAAACAATATTATGTTACTAGTAAAACATGTAAAAAAAGAAGTGGATTATTTAATCCTAGGTTTAGCTCGGGATATAAAGATGTTTTTCATTTATTAGATGATCTAACTAATAGAGTAGTTACAGGACATGATGCTATATCACTTGTAAATGGTTGTGCTAATGCACATGATGATAATGAATTAATATATAAAATTATTGATAAAAATTTAGATATTAGAGCAGGAGATAAAGTAATTAATAAAGCAGTACCTGGATTAATACCAACATTTTCAGTAGCATTAGCTCAAGAGTATAAAGGTAAATGTGATTGGGAAAACGAAGATTGGTATGCTTCAAGAAAATTAGATGGAGTTAGATGTTTAGCAGTTGTAGACGAAAATGGTAAATGTACACTTTATTCAAGGATGGGTAAAGAATTAACTACATTAAATAAAGTAAAAGAAGCTATTGAAGCAACAAATGTTATTAATCAGGTATTTGATGGTGAAATTTGTTTAATGGATGAAAATGGTAATGAAGATTTTCAAGGTGTGATGAAACAATTAAGACGTAAAGATCACCAAATTGAAAATCCTATATTCATGATATTTGATATGATTCATAAAT